CTTTGGTGAGACAGTCAAATCCGGGATTCAGTTACCTCTTCCCAAAGGAAAAGTAAAATTGCCCGGAGATCTGGGCGCAATCCCCAATAACCTTGACGCACTGTTCGCAGTGTTTGACAAGGTTCATGCTGCTGGCGAGACCAATTTCAAAGAAGCTGCGATGCTGGAATCGCCTGAGTCGTCTGCTGGCGTTGTTTCGAGCTACCTCTGCTACTGGCGCGCAGACCGCAGCGTTGCTCCGGTCCGTGCAGAAAAGAAAGAAGCTGCCGGCCTGACCAACGCTGAAAAGGCTCGCAAAGCCCTTACCAAAATCTACGGCGAAGACTTTGTGTTGGCTGACGTGATTGCTGACATTCAGAACCTTCCAAAGCTGGAAGTCGTAGCAGAAGAAACCCAAGCCGAATAGCCAACAAGGCGCCCTGAATAAGGGCGCCTTTTGAGGCTCGCATGAACAACGGAAATACTCCGTCGCTGCTCGCACGGATTGAGTGGCAAAAAGCTCAAATGGGTCGAGTTACGCCTTACTCCCCAACTTGGCGTCACCACATGGCAATGCGAGCCGCATTGACAAAAGAGTGGCGAAAGGAAAACACGCTGAGGGCTGTTTAACGATGGACGACGACGACATTGAGAGAATGACGCGCACGCCTTTCGATCTTAAACGACTGTTTGAACTGCATGATGCCGTAGAAGAGGACGACTACGACCCGACGTTTGTTCCGTCGCATAACAAGTGCAACATCTGCGGAACAAAGGGTTTGCATTGGTCCAAAGAAAACGGCAAGCATCGACTGCGAACGGAGCAAGGCCTTCTCCACGTGTGCAACCGCCACGGCGTAACAATAAATCTATCGCTCTGACAACTTTCCCGCTTCGGCGGGATTCTTGTTTACAAGACCTATGGTGCGCGGTAGTATCGGCGAATTGAACTACCTCGGGCTCCCGCAAAATGACCTTCGATATTTTTGGATTTTTCCGCCGCAAGAAGCTTGCAACGGCAGTCGCTGCGGCTGCCTTGTCTGAAGGTCAGACAGCACCCCACGACGTTCTCAGCTTATCACGCCGTGGAAGCAACGAGGACGCCGATGACCGTTGGAAGGAAGGCCCTGCCAATCCTATCCAGCGCACTATTGAAGACTTCCCTCTCGCAAACGCTTTTGGTACGCTTGCCGACGGCGCTGCAGTAAAAATTGCAGACGGCTACGCAAACAACTCCACGTTCGACGGCGGGTCAATGTCGCCGGAGCTTTTGTCCTGGTACGCAAGCCAAAGCTTTATTGGTTTTCAGGCCTGCGCGATTATCGCACAGCATTGGCTCATCAGTAAGGCCTGCAGCTTGGCCCCAGAAGACGCCCTGCGAAACGGCTGGACGCTTGACCTCGTTGACACCGAAAAAGAAGACGGCGCCGAAGATATTATCGAGCAGATTCAAGAATCCGATACGAAGATGGACCTCAAGACCTTTATGTTTCAGGCCGGTCGGTTCTGTAACATCTTTGGCATCCGGGTAATGATTCCTATTATTGAGTCTCCTGACAAGGACTACTACTCGAAGCCTTTCAACATTGACGGCGTGACGCAGGGCTCTTTCCGCGGCTGGAACCAAATCGACCCGCTGTGGCTTTATCCGGTTCTTGACTCTGTTGGCGCAGGCGATCCAAACAGCAAACACTTCTACGAGCCACTATTCTGGCAGGCCGGCGGTGTACAGTACCACCGCAGCCATTTGATTATCATCCGCACAGCTGAAGTGGCTGACATCCTTAAGCCAACTTACTTGTTTGCAGGTCTGTCGCTTACTCAGCGGATTTATGAGCGAGTTTACGCAGCGGAGCGCGTGGCAAACGAGGCCCCTTTGCTAGCCATGTCGAAGCGCTCGACTGTGCTGAAAGTCGACCTCGCCAAGGCTGGCATGAAAAAACAGTCGTTCCTTTCCCGCATCAGCGAGTGGGTACAGTACCGCGACAACTTCAACATCAAGGTGATTGGTAAAGACGAAGACGTCAGCGAAAATGATACCTCGCTTGCTGACCTGGACGACGTTATTATGACGTCTTTCCAGCTGGTTGCCGCCATTGCTGCTGTTCCGGCCACTAAGCTCCTGGAAACTTCTCCAAAAGGTTTTGGTACTACGGGTGAAGGCGAGAGCCGTAACTACCACGAAAGCCTTGAGTCCATTCAGTCCAGCTGGTACACTCCGTTCCTGGATCGTCACTACCTGCTGCTGGCAAAGTCCCGGTTCAATGGTATCACAATCAAGCACGCATGGGAGCCTGTTGACACGGCAACTGCTGAGCAAGAAGCGACCATTCAGAAAATGCGGGCAGATACCGGCGCAGTGCTTATTACTTCCGGTGCAATCTCGCCGGACGAGGAACGCGCTCGCGTTCGGATGGACAAGAACAGCAACTACCTGCTGTCGAACGACGAAGAGACTCCGCTTCTTCCTACGGCTCCGACCGAAGAAGTTGTTGCCGCTGGCGACGCGTTGTCCTCGGAAAAAGACGACGCAGACGAGGCCGCAATCCTTGCAGTGACCGCTGCGGCTTGCATTGCAGTGGCTGAGACAGCACCCAACCTGGAAGTAACAAAAACTCCGTCTGGGCGCACCGTAATCAACCTGGTGGCAAAGTTGGCCAACGCACTCGACAAGGCTAACCCTACCGTTGCCTCTGCTGCGACAGTTTCGGCCTCGACTACCGGTAGCGTAAAAGGCATTAAGCCGTTCTCGAACAACAGTACCGAAACGACTGAATAACAATTAGGCTTGTGCGACTTAAGTGTGCGGGGGTTCACTTTTGTCGTGCAAGCCGCTATAATACAACTGACATGTAAGAGAAGAGGCCAGTATGCGCAACGCAAAAACCAATCTCATTGTCGCACTAAAGAAAGCTATTCGCATGGTTGACAGCGAGTTTAAAGAGAGCGATCACCCGCGTGCCAGCAACGGCCAGTTTGGTGGTGGCGGTGGCGGTGGTAGTGGTCTAACGCCTGCACAGCAAAAGCGCGCCGAAAAAGAAATGCGACCGCAGTCCGCAGCTGCAAAAGCAAAAGCTTTAAAGGCCATGAACACCCCTGCTAGTAAGGAAGAGCTGAGTCGGATAGACGCCTCGCTTGCGGCCGAAAGAAAGTCGGCCAACACGCTGACGCCTGCACAGCAGGCGCGAGCGGACAAGATGTTGGCCAAAATGGCCGCAGAGAAGAAGGCTGCTGAAGAAAAAGAAGGCAAGGCTACGCCTGCTGAGAAAAAAGAAGCCACCTCCTCGCAGCCCAAGTCCTGGGGCAGCGAAACTTCTACCCCTAGCGGTGAGAAGAAGTCTGCGCTGTCGCCTCGTGACCGCACAGCGATTACTAACACCGGTAAATTTACAAAGATGGAAAACGCCGTAAGCGCTCGCGACGGCCAAAAGTACCGAACTAACGTGCTGAAGGGAGAAGGCGGCCAGCTTTGGGTACCAGCTACCAACCGCGAAGAAAGTATTCTTAAGCGTCTTGGTTACAAAGAGGCCAAATAACATGCCAGCGCGTAAGTCCAAACCGTTTGTTGCCCGCAAGACGCGAATGCGTGCTGCGGCTCCAACGCAAAAAATTGGCAACGCGCTGCTGATGTCCTACGCTACGTCTGTAGAATACCGACGCGAGATATTCAAGCTGGTGTGGGCCGAACTAATGCCACCTGTCCAAAAGGTAGGAGACTCTGTTTTTATCGGCGACCGCATCAGTTTGCTGTCGATGCTTGGGCTTAACGATTTGCGGAAGCGGGCGTTTAGCCTTGCCAGCTCGTTTGTTACAAAGGTAAACCGTCGGTCGGAGCGCTCCACGTGGTCTGAGCTAGAAGCGCTAGGCAAAGAACTTACTGTTAGCTCGCCTCTTGTTACGACTACACTTTCCGAGCAGATTGAAATTAACGTTGGACTGATAACAGACCTGACTGACGAGTTTCGACAAAAGCTGGTTACGCTGTACACCGACAAGACAATTGACCAGTCGGAAATCTATCCAACGCTACGCCGTGAGCTCGGCAACCGAGCAGCGCTGATTGCCGAAGACCAAAACGCCAAGATTTTTACAACACTCAACACTGAGCGCATGCTAGGCTCCGGGCTTAAGACTTTTTACTGGGATCACTCTTCTGCAGGTAAGTACCCGCGCAAGTGTCATCAGCTGCGAGACGGTCACGAGTTCCTGCTGACGCTCGACCCTAGCAGACTATACTGGCCAGACGGCAGTCCAGCCGACGCAGACTTTGGCGGCAAGAAGGGCGACGCAGGACTTCCAGGGTACGCAATCAGATGTCGTTGCAGGATGCGCCCGGTAGTTTCGCTAGACGACTAACCCTTGCTTATGTACTTTGTCACCGACACAAGGTACTATACCGGAGTCAGTTGAGGTTCTCAAGTGGCGGGAATGCGGTTGGCCTACCACTGAGGGGGAAGTATGCTGTCGGTAGAGAAACTAACGGAGCTAGCGCAACTGGGCGCATTTGCGCTGGTAGGCGGAGTAGCAAAGCAGTGTCAAGTGTTACTACGCGGCACAGAAACGTTTACAGCGGTTCGCTTTTTGCTGCAGATGGGGCTGGCAGTCTTTGCCGGCATGGTGGCCGGAAGCTTTATGCCACCAGATATGGCGTATCGTGACGGCTTTATTTTGTTGATAGGGTTTACTGCGCAACCTATCCTCGACATCATCGAGTTCAAATTCTTGGCGAAGTTCAAGGAGCTGCCGTAGTGCATAGCCTGATTGAAAGTCCTGATATGCGTAGCGTTGTTGTGGCGCTGTCTTACGCTATTTACGTGTACACAATTTGCAAAAGCATTTCAGCGGGCCGTCGGATGTCTCGCTGTCACGTTGCAAACCCCCGTGCTGTTGCTGTTTGTTGGTTGATAGGTACAGCAGGGGTGCTTTGTCTAGTAGAGGGAGCGCTTCGACTCTCAACCTGTACTCCTGTAATGTACTACCCGATGGCGGTAGCAATTAGCGTGTTAAACGCTCTTATTAACCTGGTTGCAGTTCGCGCCCTGTCCGAGCTCGCGTGCCCTCTCCGCGAAGGTGAGATAAATGTCAAAAACCTCTGTACCTAAGGCTGCTACTGTGGTAGCTACTCCTGCTGCTACTCCTGCTGCTGCTGCTGAAGCTGCTGCTACTGCGACGGTCGAAGTTGTTGCTCCGGTTGCCGAAGCTGCTGCGCCTGTCGTTACTGCCGTTGGCGCAGTAGCTGTTGTTGCTCCGGCGCCTGTAGCTGAAGTTGCTACTCCGGCGTCGCCAGTCGTACCGGTCGTACCGGCTGCACCGGTTACTCCGCCGGCTATCACCAAAAAGGTTGCCTACACGCCAATCCACTTTAAGCGTAGCGAGTTTGCGTGTCCGTGCTGCGGTGTTGCCGAAGTCAGCGATGAACTTCTCCAAGTTCTTGACGACGTGCGCGAGCACTTCAACTCTCCTGTGACCGTTACTAGCGGCTACCGCTGCGAGGAGCACAACCTGAAAGTTGACGGCAAGCCCGGCAGTAAACACAAAGACGGTATCGCCGCTGACATTCAAGTGAGCCGCATCCCTCCGCGTACTGTTCAAAAGTATTTGCTGAGCAAGTACCCCGAGCAATACGGTCTGGGCTGTTACCGCACCTTTACGCATGTGGACGTTCGTCCAACCAAAGCGCGCTGGTAAGTTGCTAAGCCGGTCTTGCAATAAGACCGGCACCAACTAGGCTAACCCCTCGTAAAAAACCTGCCTTCTCCTGTTTACAATCCGTGTAACCTCGGGCTATTATTAGCTCTGACTTTACGGGGTGCGGAATGAAGGCAATTTTTGATGCAGCAAGAGCTTCGGCGCGTACTATCGACGCCAATGGCTTTATGCACGTAAAAGGTTGTCCGATTACGTCTGCAGGTGTGTTTGACTACGCTCGAAGCGAAGTCGGCCTGCAGGGTGATCCCAACGAATTGGTCAAAGTAGACCGACCTCTGTCAGTAATAACTGATCCTGAGTTTTTGGCTTCCTGCCAAAATATGCCTATTGTCTACCTCCATACCTTTGTTGAAGGTGTGATCCAGGACTCTACCGACCAAGACGACGCTCAGGGCATGGACCCGGACAAAAAAGGCGTTGTTGGCGTAATGACAAACGTAACGTTTGACGAAGCGTCCGGCTGGGTTATTGCCGATCTTACCTTTTACTCGCGTGCGCTTATCCGCCAGCTGGTTGCCGGTGTCGCTACTGAGCTGTCACTTGGATACACTAGTAAGTTGGTCGAGCTGCTCGACGGCGAAATTGCTGCGCGCATTGCGTCAATGTGTTGTAACCACCTAGCAGTTGTTGACAAGGCTCGCGTGCACGGTGCACGAGTGCTGGACTCTGCTGCTCCATCGTCCCTCTCTGAGGATTTTGCAATGAAAAAGAAAATGTTGGACGGAGCTGCAGTCGACAAGCTGCGCGAGTTGCTCCTGCCTGCGCTGCAACAGTTCCTGTCCGAGTCGGCTGGTGCCGAAGTCGCTGAAGCTGCTACCGATCCTGCTGCCGATCCTGCTGCCGCTGAGGTCGCTGCTGAGCCGGGCGCCGCTACCGAAGCTGCTGCCGCCGAAGACGTGCAAGCGGTTGAGCAAGCCGGCGAGCCAGAAATTGTTGCTGAAGATGGCGACGACGCCGACGTGTCTGCCCTCATTAAGCAACTGATTGCCGCTTTGGCGCCTGCTGCCGAAGTTGGTGACGAGGAGCAGCGCTGCGGCGACGAAGAAGAACAACGCTGCGGCGACGACGCAATCGAGCCAAGCGTTGAAGGTCTGGCCGACGAAGAAGCGGGCAAAGAAGTTTTGACCATGGACTCAATGTTTGTTGCTATCGCCGAGCGCGATAAGCTGGCAAACCGCTTGAGCCGTGTTGTTGGCGTGTTTGACCATTCGACCATGTCCTTGGACAAGGTTACTGCGTACGGCGTCAAGAAGTTGGGTCTGACCCACAAAATGGGTGACGCACTGCCTGTACTGAGTGCTTACCTTTCCGGCGTCGAAGCGGCCAACGCTAAGACCATCACTGTAAAAGCTGCGGACAGCGCTGTCGAAACTGAAATCGACGCCTACCTCGCCGGCAAGAAATAAGGAAGAGCCATCATGCCTTTTCAGTCTACTGTTCGCTCTCGTCAGGCCAACGGCTTTGCCGGTCAGGTACTGCTCGACGTTCCATCCGTTGTTCGCGTTTACCGCCTGACCGCCCAGGTTGCTAAGCCCAACCCAATGGGCTACGCTTACACCTACGCCGGCGAGCTGGCCGGTGTTCAAGGTCTGCAATCTGTTCAGCAGGCGCAAGTCGGTCTGTTCGGTGCTGGTGCAGCTTTTGTTGGTCTGATGTGCCACCCTGAGCAACAGGCTCTGGGCGGTTCTGCTGCCGGTACCCTGGCTCCGTCCCTGGACGTGGCTGCCAACGAAGTTGCGCAATTCATCCTGAAAGGCGCTTGCGTTGTCAACTTCAGCACTGCAGTGAACTACGGCGACGACGTCTACTTCGAAGACGCCACCGGTGCACTGTTCAACGCTGCCGCAGCCGGCCGCACCCTGATTGTTGGCGCTGAAGTCACCAACACCACCGCAGCCGCTGGTTTGACTTCGGTCTTCCTGGGTTAATCAAGCAACTCCGACTAGGCTAACACTTTAGCCTAGTCGGTCTGAGGAGAAGAAAGATGTCGAAGATTCACAGCCACATCAAAGCCAAGGACGTCCGTCCACTTGAGCTGAAAAAAATCGGCGATGCTGCCGTTGTTGCCCTGGCAAAGCTGGGCATTCACTTTTCGCCTGCCATTGTGCATCAACAGGTCAAAGCCCTGTCGATCGGCGATAGCTCGTTTACCCCTTCGGTAACCACCGGCTCCATGCCGACGCCGATTCAGTTCCTGCAGTCCTGGCTGCCGGGCTTCGTGAACGTCATCACTTCCGCGCGTAAGATCGACAAGTGCATCGGCATCACCACCGTCGGTAACTTCCACGACCAAGAAGTCGTGCAGGGTATCCTGGAAGGGACCAGCACCGCAACTGAATACGGCGACTACAACGCCATTCCGTTGGCGCAACTGAACGTCAACTTCGAGCGCCGTACCATCGTTCGTGGTGAACAGGGTATGGCTGTTGCCCTGCTGGAAGACGCCCGTGCCGCTGCAATGAACCTGAACGTCGCGGACCAAAAGCGTCAAGCTTCTGCGATCGGTCTGGAAATCATGCGTAACGCCATCGGCTTCAGCGGCTGGTACGGCGGCGCTAACCGCACTTACGGCCTACTGAACGATCCAGGCATCGGCGGCTACACTGCGGTTGCTGGCGGCACTTGGGCTACCAAAGACGCCCTGCCAATCATGGCTGACCTGCGTACCGCGATTGCCAAGCTCCGCACGCAGTCGCAGGACACCATCGATCCGGAAGAGACCGAACTGGTCCTACTGATTGCTACCGCTGCAGTGGACTACCTGAGCACTGTAACCGTGCAGGGTATCTCGGTTCGCGACTGGTTGACTCAGACCTATCCGAAAATCCGTGTGGAATCGGCTCCTGAGCTGAACGCTGCTGCTGCCGGCAACAACGCCTTCTACCTCTTTGCTGAGAGCATCGACTCTTCGCAAGACGGCTCGACCGACGGCGGTGCTGTATGGAAGCAGCTGGTTGTGACCAAGTTCACCACCCTCGGCGTCGAAAAGAAGGCCAAAAGCTACGAAGAAGACTTCGCGAACGCCACTGCCGGTGCGCTGTGCGCCCGTCCGTACGCAAGCGTCCGCTTCTCCGGTATCTAACAAGATACCTGCTGCAACGACAAAAGGAGCCTTCGGGCTCCTTTTCTTATTACAGGGCCAGCTGTCTTGCCAACTCTTTTTTGAACGGGCGGTTAGGCGAAGCCATTGCGTTGTCCATAATTTCCATCATCAAAGGAAAATCTTCCGCAGCCACGGCTGCCATATAACGCTCAATAATTTCTGCAACCATTTTTGTTGTTTTTGCGTCTTCCATTTTATTTCTCTCTAAGTAGTTGCTTGTTGATGCGTTCATTATGTCGCCGCAGCTGCTAGGCGTACACGACTATTTTCAAGTTTTTGCGTTTATTTGTCATATTTACTCCGTAGGGTCATAGGCGTATAATGTCGGAGAATTAACCCCCACGCCGACACCGGAGCCCTACAATGTCCCAGTATGTACTATCGACTGCTACCTGTACGCAGCATTTTCCTGAGTATGCGCCCAACGCAGGTCATAGCGGCATCAACACTGCTATTCGCGTTGTTTCCATCAAAGGCGGCGCCAACTCGGCGAGCTCCGTGTCGGGCTTTGGTGACCTGACGCACACTGCAGAAGGCCAGCCTCTGTGGACTCCTCGCGGCGTAGTCACTGAGATTACCGACGAAGAAGCCGAGTTCCTGCTGAAGTGCCCACAGTTTATTGTTGGCCAAAAAGCCGGCTTTTACCAGATCATGAGCAAGGGCGCAAGCAACCACAACACGGTTAAAAAGCTGGCCCAAGATATGACCGCTCGCGACCGCTCAGCTCCTCTCACTGTTGAGACCCTCAAGTCTCAGGTGAAGGTAACCACCAAGCTTGAAGCTGGCGAGTAACGACCAATGACCATTTTGCTGACTCCCGACGGTTTTCGAGAAGCATTTCCTCAATTTGAGAGCAAGACGAAGTATCCGGACGCGGTCATCCAAATGTTTATCAATCAAGCTCTGTGCACAATGGAGCTTGAGGAAGGTCCGTGCTACTCGTTTTACTTTTATTTGCTCACTGCGCACCTGCTCCAATTGTTTGCCGGCCTTAGCAAAGGCAAGCAAGGCGGGTTTGTTGTATCGTCTACTATTGATTCTGTCACAGTTTCTAAACTTGCGCCACCTGCTGAATCGCTTTTTGATTGGTGGCTTGCGCAAACTGGTTACGGCCAGCAGCTTCACGCTATGCTGGAAATCGATAGCGTAGGCGGGTTTAGCGTTGGCGGTCTGCCGGAGCGTAAAGCCTTCCGTAAAGTCGGCGGAACATTCCAGTGACAAAGAAGAGCAAGCTGTCCGGTCATGTCGACGCGCTGAAGGCAATTTCAGACGTCGATGTGGATGTCGGTTGGTTTGAAGATGCACGCTATAAAACCGGGCAGAGCGTTGCTGCAGTCATGATCGCAAACGAATTTGGCACCGCTCGAGCTCCCGCGCGCCCGCTGCTCCGGCAGTCGGCAGCAATTATTGAGTCAAAGCTTCCGGCGTTTGTTGCAAGACGCTCTCTTGAAGTTTTGGATGGTAGTCTCACCGCAGACGCAATGGTTAGCCGTGTTGGTGGGGCCTTGGTCGAGACCGTACTGTCTACGTTAAAAGCCGGTAATTTTGAAAAGAACGCCGACAGCACCATCGAAGCAAAAGGCTTTAACCGTCCGCTGGTGCACACAAGCGAGCTTGGGCAGACACTTACTTTTCGCGAGCACAAAGGACCAGCACAATGACCCCAGGAAGTGACATTCTCAGCGACGCGCTCATGTGCATTGACGCGTCCGAGATACAAGTCTGTCGGTTTAACGCCCGTACAAAAAACCCTGTCGGCCAATGGGTTACCTCTCGTGCAGAGCCTTCTTTACCGTTTGAGGCGTCGGTCCAGCCGGTAAAACGTTCAAAGTACGTCGCGCTCGGCTTGGACTTCAAAAAAGTCTATATTCGGGTCTACGTGTCGCTTGACGTTCACGACTTTACCGACTATACGGCTGGCGATGTTATTCTGTACAACGGCGACGAGTACGCAATTAACGATAACTCTGACTGGTACGTTATTGACGGATGGGTCAGCTTGACTTGCGTCAAGATTTTGCCTAAAGGAGCAACCACACCGTGACCGATAACGAGCTGCTGGCCATAGTTATTACAGTGCTGGAGGAAAACCTTACTGCATGGCCGTTTCCTGTTCCTGATTATATAGTGAACGTACAACAAAAGGAACAGCCAGAAACGCAAGGCGTTCCGCCTGGTCCAAGTGTGTTTGTGGAAAAGCTGTTTGATCACGTATACGGCTCTCCGCGAGTTGACTACAAAGAGCTAGCTACTCCAAACCCAAACAAGTTGCTTGAGTCTGAAGAACAGATGTACCAGACCACGCTGCAAATTGCTGCCCTGTCAATACAGGACCCAAGTCAGACCAACCTGCCGACGGCATCCGACTTGGCTAGCATTGCTCGCGCGATTGTCCAGCGGCGATCGACTATCCGGACATTTAACGAAAGAGGTCTTGGAGTTCTTCGGGTTACGGAAGTGCGAAATGGCTACTTTACAAACGAACAAGATAGACAAGAAGCTTCACCGTCGTTTGACGTGGTGCTGACGTACCTGCGAAGTGTTCCACCTGTTGAAGTCGGTAAAGTAGCACGACTAGACACAAAAATCATCATCCTGTAGGAGTACACAAAGTGAGCAATATCAGCATCACTCGTTACGTAGACATCACTTCCGGCGTGGGTGGTGCAAATCCAGTTCCTCGCCGCGACTTGATCCTCCGAGAAGTAACTCAGAACCCGCTGGTACCGGCGGGCGCTGTTGTTGTCTTTAACAGCCCAGAAGCAGCCGGTACTTTCTTTGGCGAAGCGACCGACGAATACAAAGTAGCTGTTAAGTATTTTGGCTTTGTTAGCAAGCAGATTACTGCTCCCACCAAAATGAGCTTCATTCGCTGGAACCCAGCAGACACTGCTCCAGCAATCTACGGCTCGCCTGTCGCCAGTTTGAGTGCACTCAAGTTGTTTGATGCCGGTGCGCTTTACCTCCGGGTTGACGGCGTCCTGGTGACCGTTGTCGGCATCGATGTTGACAGCGTTACTAGTTTTGCCGACGTTGCAAGCGCGGTCCAGACCAAGCTGCGTGCAAGCGCCAATCCTCAGTTAGCTGACTGTACTGTTGTATATGAGACCAACCGCGGTGTGTTTATTCTTACTGGCTCTGTTGCAACAGTAGGGGCAGAAATTACTGCCGAACGTGGTGGCCTGAATGACATGTCGCTGGCGCTTGGCTGGTCGACTGGTCTGCAAGTAAACGCCCCCGGTACCAAAGCGGCTACTGCTCGTGAAGCCATCAGCATTAGCGCTGGCGACGACGACAACTTTGGCTCGTTTGGTTACTGTGGCACAGTAATTCCGAACGCTGCAGAGATTAACGCAATTGCTGAGTGGAACCACACCCAGAATAACAAGTTTGTTTATTGCGTCGGTGCTCTTGCCTCGGAAGCCGCTTTGCTGTTTGCCGAGAACAAAGGCAATAGTGGTATGGCAATGACGCTGATCCCTGGCGATGCGTCCCTGTCGGACCACGCAGAAATCTGCCCAGCAGAAATCTTTGCGTCGACCAACTACTTGCGCCCTGCGGCATCGCAGAACTACATGTACTACCAGTTCGACAACCGCCTCCCGACGGTTACCGACGACGCTGCGGCTGACACTTTTGACGCCTTGCGCGCCAACTACATTGGCCGCACGCAGACTGGCGGCCAGAAGCTTGCCTTTTTCCAACGCGGTGTACTGATGGGCGGCTCACAGGCAGCAGTCGACCTCACTGCCTATACTGGCGAAGTGTGGCTGAAAGACGCGCTGCTGTCGACTATCATGGGTGGCTTCTTGGCCCTGCCAAGCATGCCAGCTACCAGCGAGGGCCGCATCATCCTGCTTAGCCTTATGCAGGGTCCGTTCGATCAAGCCTTGGACAACGGGGTCTTCTCTCCTGGCAAGGCGCTGACTGACGTTCAGAAGGCCTATATCACCCAGGTAACTGGTGACAACGAAGCCTGGCGCCAAGTACAGAGCAAAGGCTACTGGGTCGATGCAACTATTGTGTCGAATGTTGTTAACGGCATTACTGTCTACTCCGCCGCATACGTGCTGCTGTACGGCAAGAATGACCAGATTCGCAAAGTAACCGGTTCGGACATTCTGATCTAACCGACCACCAATACGCAGGGAGGAAAGCTCTCCCTGCTGTTAAGGAGTAGCACAGTATGTCGCACAACATTTCACTGTTTGGTTTTAGTGCCCGCTTTGTTGCGAGCAACACTTTTCCAGCAGGCTTTACTGTCACCGAGTGGGCAGACGATATGCCACCTATCAACGCAGACGACATTGAGACCGCCTCGTTTGGTATGGGCCCGAACGGCGACATGCTGGTATGGCAAAAGCCGTCTGCAATTCCGACCTCGTATTCGGTAATCCCGAACAGCGAGGCCGACAAAAACCTGTCCATCCTCCACGAGGCTAATCGTATTAGTAAGTCTAAGGGCCAGACGCCGTTAGACGTAGTTACCATTGTGCTGACTTTCCAGGACGGCCGAGTGGTAACGCTAATCAAGGGCATTATTGTCTCTGGCCCGGCTGCGCCGGCTGGCTCGCAAGAAGGCCGACTTGCCACGCGCACTTTCGGCTTTGTGTCGGAGGACCGCACGTAAGCTGTTCAGCTGCAAACAAAAAGCCCGAGCGCAATGTTCGGGCTTTTTATTGCTTTTATTTACTCGGACGAGGTTGCGGCGTAAAATTGCGAGACGTAATGGAGACATATTTTGGAACTAATACCGCTCCAGGCCATACCAAATCAAAGCCTGTCAATACTGCTGGGCCCAAACCTGTTTGCTATTAGTGTACTGCTGGGCCACTCCGGTGGGACGCTGCTTACTGTGTCTATTAACGATATTCCAGAACCTGTAATTTCTGGCTTATTGTCTGTCGCAACTTCCGAAATGATGCTGCCACCTCGCAACTTAATGTGGGGAAGTCTTCGTTGGGCACTCACAGACGGTGACAGCTACCCGGACTACACAAAGTTTGGCAAAACCCACTTTCTTACGTGGGAAGCAGTGTCGTGAGCACAAACGGTCCTCTATACAAACGGCCGGGCGACGACGAATCGCTTGCGAGCGCTATGCGGTTTATTCAGCGCGCTATTGGCATGGATATGGAGAACAGTATTCCTGCGCGGGTGATTAGTTTTAACCGCAAGCTTAATACCGCAACTGTCCAGCCAATGATTGTTACCACGTTGCTCGACCCAAAAGGTGGCAGCACTATACAAAAACCGCGTGACCATATTCCTGACATTCCAGTGCTGAGTCTTGGCGCAGGTAATTATCATATAAGCTTTCCAATCAACGAAGGCGACTTGGGCTGGCTACACGCAAACGACCGCGACATAACAGTCTACTTGCAAAGCCTGCAGCAGTCTGCTGCTGGGCGAGAAGGTCCAAGCCACAGCTTTAGCGACGGGCTATTTATACCTGACGTTCTTCGGCAGTATGTAATAAACCCTGAGGACGATGGCGCGATGGTTATTCAGTCAACAGACGGCCTGTCACGCATAAGCATTCGGCAAGACAACATCAAAATAACAACGCCCATTCGCGTGCTACTAGACACTCCGCTTGTGGAGACAACAAAAGACATGAAAGTTGGAGGTAGTCTAGCAGTTCTCGGCCCAACCTGCACGCTACCGCAAGGTACCACCACTGGAGGGGCGACCGTGTACGGGCACACCCACGACGGTCAGGTGCCACCGTTTGTATGAACATTTCAATTGAAGGCAAAAGCTATAGGCTTCTTGTAGTCCCTGCGGTCTCCGCCAGGGCGTTTCTAGAGGCAGAGCTTGCAAACGGCATGGCTTGCCTCCATCGCTTCATAGAGGCGCAGGTTGGAGGCGTATGGACGCCTCTGGACACTAAGGAAAAGGTTGAAACGCTGGTGGATTCCTGGGAGATTCTTGCAGAGCTGGAAGTGCGAGCCTACGAATTTAACTACGGCTTCTTGAAGACCTGGAAGCCAGCCAGCGTTCCTGCCGGAATGCTGGCAAAGCACAGGGTGCTTGACTCCAAGAACGTTGATCCCGTAATCGCTGCCGTGATAATGAGCGGGCTAGCAACTTACCAGGAACTGCGAGACGAGTACTCGCTAGAAGAAGCTTTTAAAATTCTTGACGTAGTAACCGTCAGTAAGATAAACGACTACCGCGCGATGGAGGCGGCAAAATGAAGCAAGTAACTATTCTGGACGGGCAGGCCAACGAAGTGGTCTTTAACGTTCACAAGTTCTCACCGCTTGACGGCCGCAAGATTATTGCCGGTTACCCGTTAGCCTTATTGGGTAGTTCGCACACTTACGCCAGCAACGAAGAGGCAATGCGTCAACTTCTGTTTTACTGCTCTGTAACTGTTGAGGGCGAAGAAGAGCCTGTGCACTTGACTGACGCTGCTTTGGTCAATACTCACGTGCCAGATTGGTGGACTCTTGTTCAGCTGGAGTTTGAGTGCCTCAAGTTTAATTGCTCGTTCCTCGAAGGTCAGGACCTGTACAACGCGGCTAAAGGCGTCATGACCGAGCTACTGCGCAACATTGTTGCTGAGCGTCTGGAGATGTTCAAAAAATGACTACTGCCATTACACTCGGCGATAAAAACCGTGACATGTACTTGGATCGGTTTGGTAACATTGCAATGGCTACGGACGCCACCGCTATTGCTGAGTGCATGACGCAGCGCCTGTCTACTTTGCTTGGCGAGCTTCGCTTTGACAAGTCGGCAGGCGTAAACTATATGGAGACGGTCTTCAGCTTTGGCGAGGACGGTCTGCCAGCGCTGAACGCCAGCATGCGAAAAATTGCGCTTGCGACTCCATACGTTACCGGCATAGTTTATTTTGATATGGCAATAGTCAACGAGCAGCTGGTCTACGAGCTCAGCGTAACAACTGTGTTTGGTCCAGTAGTACTCCAGGGGAACTAACGTGCAAATTGTTGACACGGTTACTTCGGCGGTTGGTGACGCCGTAAAAGGTGTTAAAAAGAAGCTGTCAGAAATACAAGGCAGAAAGCTGCGCCACGGCATTTTTAGTAATGACGGTTCAACAAACCTGCTAATTGATATGGGAATACTGTCTGCCAGTATAACCAACGACAGCTCCATTGCGTCGCATCCACTCGACATAAACACTAAGATACAGGAGAACATTGTTGTAGAGCCAAAGACGGCAACCGTCTTGGTGGCAGGCGAAACGCGCCACATGGATGAGCTTTACAGTATTCTCACACAGCTTAAAAACGATCATACGCTTGTCAGCGTAATGGTTGATCGGGTGCTGTATCCTAATATGGTTATCAAGACCATTCCAGTTCAGCGGGACCCAGAGAAGTACGACATTCTGGAGGTACCACTTGTGCTTCACGAGTTTATATTTTCGGTTAGCAAGACTTCCAAGATGTCTGATCCGCAAAACGTAGAGCTTGCTGAATACTCTACCCGGCAGAAAGCCGGTCTACAAAAACCAGTGTCGGTAAGCGGACAAGACTACATATCGTCAGAAGGGGGCAAAACTCGTGCATGACATTAGCACTCGCGGGTTGTCAGCATACTTGCTGGCGTCAGAGACAATGCCTGTTGGCATGCTGCTAAACCAGTTCGCTGATGAAGACGACAGCATCGACATAACTGAGGCAAGCATTGGCGGCGCACGGCTTGACCTCAACGGCAAAGTTATTAGCTGGACGTCCGCCAATGTCGTTACCGTTCGAATATCGCTTATACCTGAGGGCGTGGACGACAGCCTGCTGGGCGTGATATACAACGCCAATCGGGTGTCATCTATTACTAAGTCCGCCGCTGACATTATTAACCTTGTCGTGCGGTACCCAAACGGTAACGTGCGGACGTTTACCAACGGCCGGATGATTAGCGGTCCAGGTGGTCCAACCGCCAAGGCGGAAGGCCGACTGGCGACTAACACATACACAATAGCGTTTGGCGATCAGTACACTCTTTCCGTTGCCTCTGCGCTCAACACTGCGCTTAAGCTTTTGGCAGGTCCTGCGCGTAAACTGCTGGGAATTTAGCATGATATTTATTATGGACGACAAGGCCTTTCTACTGCGGAAGTTTTCCCCGGTAGAAGGCCGTAAGCTGATGATGAAGGGCGCAGGTGTACGCGCAATAGTTGACGGAAGTCTTGCGGACCAGCTCCCGATACTTGCCTTTGTATCTGTGAGAGTGGGTGCGGATAGTTGGATACCTCTGGCCACTGAGACAATGGTCGCCAACCATGTTCCTGAGGGCAAAGTAGAAGAGCTGCTGTACGAAGTTCTTGAGTATAACTGCTTTGTCATAGACAATATTATTGAGTCGCCAACAATAGGCGACGCACTTTGGCAGGCGTTGTACGACGTCGTAGACGAGGCAATAGAAAAATGCTGCTAGACACTTTCTTTATGCGGTATAAGGCAGACACCGGTGCGGCCGTCAAAGACGTCGAGCGACTGGACAAGGCTAACGAGAAGCTTGCAGACAACCAGAAGAAGAACGACAAGACCAACACCCGGACACAGGCAAGAGCCGCCCGAGAAGCAGCTAAGGCAGAGCGCATAGCAAAGAAGACCGCTGCTGCAAATAAAAAAGCAGTAAAGGAGCAGGTTGGCGGACTGAACGATATTGCAGCAAGCGGCCGTGACGCCTCGCGCGCTCTTGCGGACATGGGTAAGGGCGGAACTCGCTCGGTTGGGGGCATGCGTACTGCCACCAACGTACTGCTCAGCACGCTCAGCAAGGTTGGTCCAGCTGGTGCAGTTGCCGCGGCCGCTTTGGCAGCTGTTGGCGGCGGTCTTCTGGTAGGACTGTCCGGTGCAGAAGACGCTCGTACAGCGGCTCGTGACTCTGCAGCGTTTGGACAGTCAGCCTTTGACGCCCGGCTATCTAACGACGAGCTGATCCGGCTTCAGGGCCGTGGTCGAAGCCGTGGACTTCTGGACGAAGAAACCAACGCGTCCGCAGTAGGTGTTAACGATCGCTCTCTGGAAATGCGAGCTGCTCAGCGACAAGCTGCCAGAGACCCGGCGTCCGCGTTTAACAACCCGATCATCAAGGCCGCAAACCTCTGGAAGAAGGCAGGCGTTGACGTCAACGCGTCAGTTGAAACTCAAATAGCGCAGCAGGACAAGTACCTTGCTGCCCTGGTAAAAACAGGACAAGAAGAAAAGGCTCTTATTGAAGGCACACAGTTGTTTGGTCGTACGCTTGTTGACACTAAGAGCGTAATGGCAAATGCAACTGCAACCATGAGCATGACGTCGGTCGAACTTGCAAAAGAGTCTGTCATGCGTCGCCAACTTACCAAAGACAGTGAGAGCTTGCTGTCTGCGGAAAACCGGCTGTCTATTGAACAGAAGCGCGCCGACGACCAAATTCTGAGCAAGACTGTTCCTGCCACCATTAAGCTTACGGAAGCGCAGATTGAGTGGACAAAGGCGACTGCTGGCCTACGAGAGTCTTGGGCGCTTTTTGTAGAGGACATGATTGGTGGCCTAACGTCGCTGACTACAAAGTCTAGCGAGTGGCTAGTCCGCCTGGGCATGAGTGAAGGAACGGACGAGATTAACGAGCGTATACGTATCGACGACGCCGGTACAAAAGCAGAACAAGCCTTTATTGCCCGCATGGGTGGTGAGGTTCGTGGCTCTCAGGCAGGCGTAAAAGCAGCCGGCGATAAGGCTCGAGAAGCTGAGCGTAAGCTGATCGAGCAGGAAAAAGCCCGGGCGCTTAAGCCAAATGACTTGGGTGTCCAAAGTAATATCATGCATGACGCATCAAAGATTGCAGGTGTTACCCAGGAAGAGCTACGCCGCATTGGCGAAATTATTAAGACTGACCCAGCAGTTAAGACTGCGCAAGAAGCTCTTATGGTGGCAAGAGAGCAGCTAAAGCAGCAGGAAAAGTCTGGCGACCTACAGACTGCGCAAGTCGATCTTGATAAAAAGATTGAGTCGAACACTGCTGCAATGATTAACACTGGCCTCGAGCAGGCTATGTCAATGTGGGCAGCTGGCGTAGGCAAAGGCGCGTCAGTTGGTAGCGGTCAGTTCCGAGGAGAAGAGCGCGGCCACTACGAAGAGCGCATGAAGATGTTACTCCGTACTGTTCAGCCAAACGTTCGAATGGATATGCTGGAAGCGCGTAGTACTCTTGGTGCGGCCGGACAACAAGCCGCACAACTCCACTTGGCTAACCCTCAAGCCTCTGCTGGTGGAGGTGTTGGAGGCCTCAATATCGAGAAGCTGGAAGTATCGGTGGTAAGCTCCCAGGATGCAACTGGCATGGGCGCTGAAATTGCCTATGCAGTTCGCGACGAGCTGCGCTACGCCGTTAATGAGTTTTCTGACCCACGGGTGTCGTAATGGATAGCTTTTTTGTATCACCCAACAATAAGGCCGACCAGCGCAAGATGAGTTTGCGCATTGGCCTGGACGACGACGTCAAAGAGTTCGACGTCAGCTACCAGATGTCGTGCCAAGTAAAGAAGACCGTACTGTCTGTGCAGGATACCGCCACCATTACAATTGACAACCTGGCCACCAACTTACGTAACGAGCTGGTCGGCTACTTTTCAATGTGGGCAGCTCGTAACCGATCGCAGCCATTTGTTCCAGTTGATGTGCGTATTGGGCGTGCCAGCTGGGATGACGAGCGGTGGATAACTCCCTTTAGGGGAGCCATTCTTGAAACTTCAATGTCGAATCCACCGGACATAAGCTTGTCGATTAAGTGTGCTACAAGCCTTATTGACATGAACATTGCTAGCACTGGGTTTGTTGCGCCTGTGTTAGCCAAGTTGGCTACCTTTCAGCAGCTCTGTCAGTGGGCAGCAAACCTGGTAAATATGCCGCTTCGATATGAAGTCAAGGAAAACCTTCCAGCCATATCGCCAAACGTGGTGGCTGGCGTTATTCAAAAGGCGTATAGCCTAACCGCAGTAGTTGGGCTTCTTGCTAACTTTCACAAGAGTAAAATCTGTGTGTTTGTCGATAACGGAGTTCTTGTTGTAACTGAGTGGGGTCGTGCGCTACTTGGCGACGTTGTAGACGTTAGTTCAACTTCAGCAGACGGTCGTCTTATTGGAATACCGTCGGTAACGCAGTGGGGCGTTAAGTTTACGACGTTGGCGGACACTACTGTGCAACTTGCAGGAGCAGTTAACTTGTACTCGGAGTTAAACCCGTCAGTTAACCAGCCTTGGGTTATTACTGGAGTTGAATATAATGTAACTTCCAGAGAGAACGCTTGGTACGCAACTTGGACAGGCTCGCCGTCTTCCGCTAAATAGCCCCAACTATTTACGTACTGAAGTAGGCCGTGATAAAATACGGACTACTTCGGAGGTAAAAATGGCACTGTACGAGTATCGGATTAATTCTGGACAAATAGTTGCGGATACGAGCACTGTTAAGTCAGAAGTTCAGTCCGAGTACGTTAAGGCCTTTGGTCCGTCCCTTTTACTCACCGACGAAACGCCGCAAGGCCGTTTGATCGACGTAGAAACTACTGCGCGCGACGGCTTTATGCGCAACAGTGCAGAGCAAGCAAACCAGATTAACCCTGAGCTTGCCTCGGGCATTTTTCTTGAGTCCATTTGCGCGCTGCATGACGTAGTAGCCAAACCTCCTGCACGGACTTTGCTGCCGGGCGTAAAGCTTATTGGTATTGTTGGAACTGTTGTAAGTGAAGGTTCTCGAATTGCAGATCAAGCAGGCAACTACTACGCGCTGCTTAGCACTACCACAATCACAGCAACTTCTACCGCAGACTTTCTTGCAGTAGATACCGGCCCAGTTGACCCGCCAATTAACACGGTTAAAACCATTGTCGACGGCGTGTTTGGTTGGACTGAAGTGATTAACCCGGTTGCATCGGTTCCTGGCACCAACGGATCAATTCCAGGTGTGAACGGAGTGACTAACGCAGACTTGCGTCTTGCGCGTCGCAAACGGCTGTCCAAGCTATCCAAGGGCCCGATTGAAGCGATTTATTCAAACATTACCGATATTCCCGGGGTGCGAGGACTATCTGTTCGCGAGAACCGAGGCGCGGGCCAGGTAATAATTGACGGAGTAACACTGTCTGCAAGTAGCACCTGGATATGTGTCCAGGGGGGGGCTGACACTGCAATCGCCAACGCCATTATTGCGAGTAAGCAATCCGGCAGCCCAGACTCAAGCGGCACAGGCAACGGCACTCCGGTAAACATTTTTGTAACTGACCCAAACAGCGGTCAGCGCTATCCGGTCGTGTTCACTCGACCTGACGAGATTGGCACTGCTATTCGATTTACTATTGCGCCTACTAACGTTGGCAACCCTTACGTGAACATTCCGGACGCGGTTGTCAAGTACGCAAACGGCCTGGTGCCGGGCGAAGATGGCTTTACTGTAGGTGGTGACGTCAGCTCGTTTGAGCTTGCAAGTGCGGTCAACGTTCAACTGCCAGAGTACTTTATTAAGAAAGTAGAGGTTGCTCTTCTTTCTGATTTGATTTTTAGCGTAGACAACTTGCCTATCGCCCTTTGGCAAGTTCCTACTATTACAACTGCTAACGTTTCTGTAGTTGTCGATAATGGATAAGAATATCAACTACGAGCTGGATTTACTCTCCAACCTTACCTGGTACTACGATAATACTGACGCCGTCAGCAGCCTTATTGAAAGCAAGGCGCAATGGTATGCAGATAACTATAAGCGGTTCCAGGAAAGCTGGTTTGACAGCGTATTTAACCTAAAGACCGCCAACCGGTTCGGCTGTGTTGTTTGGGCGTATATTCTTGACGTACCTACTTACCTGGTCTACCAGCCGGAAGCTACTCGCGCCCCCTGGGGTCTTGGCGGCGGTCGCGAGAACTTTGACCGGTCAAACTTTTTTGGGTCTGCTTCGCTTCAGACGCTTACCTTGGACGAGGCTCGCAGATTGCTCCGTGTCCGCTACTACGCCCAAACCATGAGTACCACAGTGCTCAACATAAACGGCATGCTCAAGGACGTGTTTGGCGACCTAGGGCCTGCTTATTTGCGGCCTGGTCCAGGTGCAGCGGGAAGCCTGCCGTTTGGGTTTGGGAATAATCGGCAGAACTTCAGGGCTCCATCGAACTTTAACGCAGACGCAAGTCGGCAGAACGTTGCGCCCTTGGTTCAGCAGTACGTGTTCGAGTTTGCGCTATCGAGCAACTTTAAACAAGCGCTTAACGTCTACCTCCCGCGCGGTGCGGCGGTATACTCAAGCATAGTATCGGCATAAGGGTGCACTGATGACAGCTAAACTCTTTTTAATTCCTTTCGGTAAAAACGGCCTTCGTGGCGTTGTACCGGACGCGGCACAGCCAGACGGCAGTGTCAGCTACGACCAGGGCTTTGGTCCTGATTATGAACGTCAACTTGGTGTTGACCCTCAGGCAAAAAACATTGGCCGCGGTAACTTCAACGAAGTTATCTACGACCTGTCGCTTGCTCAGCAGGAAACGCAAGCAGGTGTGGGCGCAGCTGTATTCAGCGCCGCAATGGCAACGGCTATCAACGGTTACAGCAAGGGCGCAGTTATACCACGAGACAGCGGCCGTGTGGGTAACTGGATTAGCACGGCTAACAATAACTTTACTGACCCTGAAACACTTGGCAGCAGCTGGCTACCGTTTGGTGTTGTCGGCACGCTGAGTAAAAGTCTGTCTAACACAACTGTCGAGCTTACTACAAGCGAGGCCGCTTACCCTACTCTCTTGCTAACAGGCACACTAACCGCGAATGTCAGTGTAATTGTTCCGTCTGGTTGGGTGTACACATGGAACGTACGTAACCGGACGACCGGCGCGTTTTCGGTCACAGTTAAGACTTCAGATGGCGCAGGCGTGGTCGTTAGACAGGGTGCCAGCAGCCTGGTCTCCACTCTCGGAGTTGACGTTGCTGACACGCTCACAGACTTTGATTCAATTGCAATAACAGGCGTGTCGACGTGCCCAACAGCGCCACTAGGCACGAACACGGACCAGCTTGCTTCTATGGCAGCGATTAAGCAGGCAACCGACGCGGTTAACTTTCCGCCAGGTGCTGTGCTGCCTTTTGCGCAGACAGCAGCCCCAACAGGCTGGCTAAAGGCTAACGGGGCAGCTGTCAGCCGAACTGCCTACGCAAATCTGTTTGCTGCTATTGGTACCACGTTTGGCGGTGGTGACGGTAGCACTACGTTCAACGTTCCAGAGCTGCGTGGCGAGTTTATCCGCGGGTTTACTGACGGCAGGGCAGTTGACGCCGGTCGTGTTTTTGGCTCAGCACAGGTTAGCGAAAATCTGTCGCACGCCCATACTGCTACTGCGGCAACTGATACGCATGACCACACCAGTAGCGGTACTACCGTGTCTGATGGATGGCACCAACACAACGTGACCTACAACCGGCGCACTAGCGGCAGCGGGGAAGTGTCCGCCGGTACTGTGCCTTTTGCTGGCGTTGCAGCGTCCAACAGCGGTCAAGTGGTCAACGCCACAGAAGGGGCGGGCGCCCACACCCACGCCTACAGCAATACGACCAGCTCCGACGTGCACACACACGCCCTGACAGTTGGCTCAACCGGCGGTACTGAGTCGCGACCGCGCAACGTTGCGCTGCTCTTGTGTATTAAATTTTAAGGATTACCGACATGAATAGCCGTATTGTGTACCAAACGACAGCTGACGGTATTTACGTTGGCGAAACATTTGCAGATGAGTCGCCGCTAGAACCGGGTGTTTTTTTAATTCCTGGGTTGTGCGTAGAAGAAAAGCCGCCCGCTATATCCAGCGGTGAGGTCGCTATTTGGACAGGCAACTCTTGGGAGGTAGCTGATATTTCTGTTGAGGAGTCAGCTGCCCACGACGCAGAGGAAGTCAGTAGCAAGCCACTGTCAGAGGAAGACAGGGCTATTTACTTTATAGCAGGCGTGCGACTGCACCTTGATAACTCTGCGCAGGCGTTTGGTTATGACAGCATGCAGTCTGCTGTAACCTACGCAGAAGAGCCGGCAGTCCCTAAGTTTCAGCTAGAGGGGAAAAGTTTTCGGGCCTGGCGCAGCGTAGTATGGGACTTCACACATTCGCAGCTAGCTCGACTTATGAAAGACACCCGGGAAGAGGACGAAGTCCTTGTTGACTTTATAAAAGAGCTTCCACCGTTTGTCGTTCTTGCCGAGCCTTCTGCCGAAGATTCGCCGGTAGACTCGCCGGTAGAAGAGCAGGTAGAAGAGCCAACCGTCCCTGTCTCTGACACGCCATTGGCTAACTAACTGCAGGGCCGAGAGGCCTTGCCTGTCACCCAGCACTACCAAAGGAATCAACAATGCTTCACTATATTTGGCTGTTTACGCGGTGGACAGTTCTTTGTCTACTGGACTGGCTGTTGCTGATTACGTTACCCGTGGCTGTTCCGCTTATTGCGGCTTTTACCCGGGAAGACGTCCGAGGACAACAACGTTACACCTGGGGCTGGATTTGGGGCACTTATGATAACCCTCCGCAGGGTGATGCCGGTTACGTAAGCAAGCGCTGTTTATACCCAAACGTTACTACTGGCTTTAAGGGCTATTTGAACCGTGTGTGGTGGATGTTCCGAAACCAGCTATACGGTCTGGCGCGCCTTCTTAGCGTTGAGTGGTCTGCCTCTCATACAGTAAAGTCTTGGGGCAAGCTCAGTATTTCTGATAAGTACAAAGTTCCTGGTTGGTATTTTGCGCTTGTCTTCAGCTCCAGCGGTCGTCCAATCGCGTTTGAGCTTTACGTTGTCAAGCCCTGGTCAGAAACGCGAGACCTTCGCATGCGCCTTGGCTGGAAAGTCATGACTGACAAGACGGACAAGTACGGCTTTGCCCAGCTTGTCAATACCATTAACCCGTTCGACGGCTACGGCGACAAAGACAAATAGGTGCCGCATGAATTGGAGTGAAGTAGGTAACTGGCTAAAGAACAACGCAGGTACTGGTGCAACGCTTGTCGGCTCGCTTATTACTGGCAATGTACCTGGGGCAGTTGCCGCAGGTGTTGCCTTGGTAAGTAGCGCAACAGGTACTACTGATCCGGCTGCCGCGTTCCGTGCGCTGCAAGATCCAACCGTCCAGATACGGCTAGCCGAGTTGCAGCACCAGGAGCAGGCCTCCATCCGGCAGCACTTAGCGGAGATGGCGGCGCTGGAATATAAAGACGCAGCGGATAGTCACCACGAAACTCAGGAGACTATCCGGGCAGGCGACGTGGCCGAAGACCGTCTTGTACGCTGGACTCGACCGCTTCAATCGTGGCTAAGCCTTGGCGCAGCACTTTGGTACGCGCTCGCTGTCCAGACTCCAAGCGAGTTTGTCCTTGGGGCGCTTCTGACGTTGCCGCTGTCGTACGCAGGCTTGCGCGGCTTTGAGAAGTGGACAACCAAGCGGTAGTCTTTGACTTAAGTAAATAACCCTCCTTGTGACTAGGTAGAAAGTTATTTTCAAAAAGTTGAAAATAAAGGTATACAGCCCTTTAGTGTGTTGATATAATAATCACACACAAGCAAACAACCACAAGGAATAATCAAATGACTAACCTCACAATCACTCTAGGCAAGAATGTAATCGAAGTTGCAAACCTTAAAGGCGCGCGTGCCGCTCTGATTGACTATCGCGACAACGATCCGGCCTTTGGTCATCGAGGTAGCCGCGACTTTAAAAAGAACGACGGCGTTGTTAAGGACGGCAAGAAAAAAGTTGCTAACGTTTCCTACAATGGCCGTGTCTGGGACATGGAAGGTAACGAAATCGCTTTGTGAGTTACACAACAATAACAAAGCCCTCTTAGTGAGGGCTTTTTGCTGCATGCATATTTCGCAGGTTTTGTAGTCTCGCCGCTTGTCTTGCCGGTGTGTCGTTCTTGACGTTTGCCTTGCACGCAGTACTCTGGTTCTTTTTTGGCCATTCGACCGGCTGCGGGTTATTTCTTAGCCACTTGCATAGGCTTTCTTGAGGAATATCAAGGATTGCAGCAGAAGACGACTTACTCTCGCCTTCCGACGCAAGTTCCCGTAAAACCTCAAGGAAGGGCTTGCCTTCCTCTTCTTCGACTTTTGCTATGTGACCAGCAAACGGCTTCCTCATTCCGAGACCTTGCCCTTGCATTTTGGTTCAAGTGGTGGCTTGTCAGCGGACGGAGCGGACGGCACAGCTGGTTCAGCCGGCTCAGGCTCCTTTTTAGCTAACGAATCTTTTTCAGCAGGCTCTTCTCCCATGAAAATTTTTGCTGCGCCGTTTACCAGAATTGTGCCAATAATATCGGCGCTGGAGGCAGACGCATACGAGCACGACACGGCTAACACGAGGGCCAGAACGGACTTATTCATTTGCAGGCACCTGTACCCAACCCGCATTTTCCAGCTGCTTAACGCCGTAATCGTTATAGCCAAAAGCCAGCCAGAGCCAAACAAAAATTGCGCCAAAGCCCATAGTCAGAATGATTGCACCGGTGAGCGCAACAGCAATCAGCACGTCACCGCGGAACAGCGGAACCAGGACACCAAAAAACAGCGAGGTAACGCTGAAGCCACTTGGTACTTCGCGCTTGACACCAGTTGCGTGGTTCTTCATGATAACGGTCATCGGTAGTTCCTCAAGTAAATTATTTTGTAGAGCAGCGCCATTATAGCGCTGCGGCTCGCAGCAAGTACAGCTATTTTTCACGTGTAGGTGGAGGCTCGTACGCAGTCGAGATTAAGAAGTACTCGGCAATTTTTTCAACTGCCTCTTCCCAGCTGTAGCACACAAACGCCTGATAGCCGCGAGCGACCATTTCCTTACCAAACGCTTTTTGCTCAGTAGACGCACGGCCGCCGGGTTTTTTCATTTCAATCCATAGGCCGTGGTAACGTTCAGCTGGGCTTGCAGGGTTTGGACTTGGAATGAACAAGTCAAACACTCCGGGCGTCACACCCTCAGCCTTCAACTTGCCTGCCGTAATTGCGTCGCGGTTCCCTCCGTTTGGAACGGCAAACGCCCACTTCAGCTCTGGGACGTAGTGCGCCTTTCGGCGAATCCAGCAAAACAAAGCGGCTTGGTGTGCATGCTCAGTTCCGCTGCGAGCTAGCTGGTGCGGAGTAAGACTCAATCGTCACCCCCAGCAACCGGCATATCCAGCTCGTCTCGGAAGTCAACAAAGGAGGCAATGCGTCGGGCTTCTTGCGCGCCGTAAACAAAATGCTTGTACATTGTCAAGCGGCCGAGGTACAGTGCCTGATTGTCCCAGATTTTTTGGCGAAGCTCTTTGGTCAACCCTTTGCCCGTGCCAAGGCGAACAGCTTGGCCGGTAATTACGTCGGTGCCAAGCAACACGCCCAGCGTACCACCAGGAACTTGGTTAGCCTTGTGCGTAGATCGCTTGGTCTGTCCGAGCTCACCAATGAAGGCTTCGTTTTCGTTATGCATCAGCTCTTCAAAACCTGTCACGCGCATTTCGGCGGTGGAGAAGCGCTTGTACTTTGTTAAACCGCCTTCTTTCAGGGTCGATCGACCGCACTTGTACTTGCCGTCGGTCGAACGGCGCATAATGCCCTCGTAACCGTTGTCAAGAGCTTCTTGCTCAAAGGCGTCAAACTCTTCTTGGTTATGCACAACCTTTTGCGGTAGAATGATAACATGCGGATTGTCCGACTTGAGCGCAGCAAGACGGCTGTAGAACGGAGCGCCGCGCATGTCCCAATTGTCGAAGACGTAAAGCTTGGCGTCTGGCTTACCGGCTCGAGCCATTACGCCCGAGGAAGTACGGTTGAGAACGCCGTCGCCGAAAGGATCACCGACAACCAGCTCGCCGTCAAGACCGTGGCAGTCGCTAAAGAGGCACTGACAGTACTCGTTGGGAAGGAGTTTCATCGAGCGGGTGAACAGCGCGCCTTTTACGCCCAGCACACGGATGCCGTCGATTTTGTAACTGACAAAGCAGGGAAAGCTTCCCGGCTTTGTTGGGTCTGCAGTTGCTGCAAGGTTTGGCTTAAGCCAATCCGGAGGGGTTACGGCAAAAAGATCCATTGCGGTTCCTATTTACGCGACTGTTTATATTTGGCAAGCACGTAAAACAGCTCGCCGTCTTTTTCAATAGCAACAAGCCCTTGCCGAGCAGCTTGGACACGAGGGTTGGCTGACACAACAAACTTTACGACTTTAGCGGTGTAACCGCTGTAAACTTTTTGGCAGTCGTTACCGCCGCCGAGAGCAAGAGCAAGCTTGGCCACTTGCATTTCCTGGACCGTTTCAAACTTAGCCTTGCAGATAAGGCCGCCCGACGGAATGTGAACATAATCGCCATTAAGTTTGCTGTACAGCAAGACGGACGTAACAGCAAACAACGCAGCAGAAACGCAAAGGGTAAACACGGCTGAAGAACCAGCAAGACCAAGCTTTTTCATGTCAGCTCCCGTTACTCAATGTTTATAGTTTTGGTAAAGAAAACGTTACTGTCAAACAAAATGACAGTGACGTCGTGATTACCGTTGTAGGTTGGCGACCAATCTTGCGTTACGTGGTAGTAGTCGCCGTAAGCAAGCCGCGTGCATGAACCGTCAGTTTCCTGCGAATGAGTAGCCTCGTAGACCTCAAGGTCTTGCTGAGTTGCGCAAACAGCTGCACCAGCTCGAACGTAAGAAAGACTCACTTCAGCCTTGACTTGACTAGCAGCAAAAGCTAGGGTTGCAGCGACAACAAGAGTAGTCGCGACTACTTCTAGCGCAGAGCGGTTGGTACGACGCATGATGACACCTCTACGGCTATTGGTTAGAAAGCAGACAGCTCGCTCAGCAGTGCGGCGACTTCTGGGTCGGACTGCGCCATCATTGCAAACATCTCACGCTCTTGGAACTGGCGTTTTTTCAGTTCCAGCTGCGCTTTGACGGTTGCAAGACGCTCGGAACGTTTTTGCATCTCTTCGGCAAAGGAAGAGTCGAAGCTGCTCCAGATTGCCTTATTGGCGCGACCCTCCAGATCAACAACGCTATCGCGTACAATTTTTACGACTTTGAACGGAAAGTCGTTTGCGTTCATGCCAGACGGCTGAGAGCTGTTAGTGTAGACAACCGCGTATTCACCTGCTTTGGCGCTGGACGGCGCAAAGTAGTTGTACTCTTTTGCGTTCAAACGGTCGTCAAAAACGACGGCTACGACCTGGACGCCTTTGAGTCCGGCAGGGGTAGCGCCCATGGCTGCTACGCCAGCGCAGTTTTTTACTTCAATGCCAGTGCCTTCCATTGTGTATCTCCAGTTGTGCTATGATAGTTAATTGACAAACAAGCAACTCCCGAAATGCGCTCGTACCCAGTGAAGCAGGTAAACTTTTTGCCATCAGTAAGTTGCTTGTTTGTGCAGTAATTATGCACCTGTTTTTAGCAGGCGTACACATTTATTTTATCAGGCACACATGCCTAAAATGTCTGTGTACGGGAGCTCGTCAACCTCGCCCCAGTTTGGACCAGAGTCACAAGACGACAACAGCGGCACTTTCAGACCGGGAAAAGGGTTTTCCATTTGGTGGCGAGCTTCCAGCAAGGCCTCTTGATGTATTTTGCTGCCGTTGTAACTAAAGCCAACTTCGTCGTGAACAGTCAGCAGCATCGGCATAACGTCATGCAAGCCTGCGTCCCAAAACTTAAGCATTGAGGACTTCAGACAGTCAGCAGCAGAACCTTGCAGCACTCGGTTAACAGCTTTGTGCAAGCCTACTCGCTGGACATTGGTGCCCCACTTTTCCACTGCAGCTTCATAGGGAAGCGGCATCAGCGCTCTGCCACCCCGACGTGCTGGCACAAAAGTTTCGAATCGGCTTCGACGTCCCATAAAGGTTGCGACAAAGCCATCGCGACTTGCTTGGTTTGCATAGTGCTCAAGCGTTGCGCTTACATACGGAGAGGCGTCAAAATACGAGTCAATAAGATTTTTTGCCGTAGCGTCTTCAAGACCAAGAGAAGCTGCAAGCTTTGTCAGACCCATACCGTACAACAAACCGAAGTTGATTGTCTTGGTCGACTTACGAGAAATGCCAACGCCGGTTAGGTTGTTAATCATGTCGCAGACGAGCTGGTGGAAGTCAAGAAAAGGATCAGCCATAAACGCCGCACGAACTTCGTCCGCGCCTCTTCCGACAGCGAAGTGGGCTAGAATGCGGTACTCGATTGAAGAAAGGTCCAGGCCTTTCCAAGTTTCGCCTTGCTCAGGCACAAAGCACGAGCGAATAACGGCGCCCAGCTTTGTGCGGATTGGAATGTTTTGCAGGTTAGGGTCGCTACTGGAAAAGCGACCAGAACCTGTGCCGCCCTTGTCTGACTTGAGCTGTTTGAACTGTCCGTGAAGTCGGCCGTTTATGTTCTTATTGAGAATGTACCCCTCAATAAACGTGGACTTCATTTTAATAAGCTCACGGACACCAACCAGCTCTGTAGCGAGCGCATTTTTACTATCAGCCAAAAACTTGGAAGTAAACGACGGCTGGCCTGTGGGCGTCAAGTCGTACGCATAGCCAAACTTATCAAACGCCTTGGCAAGATCAGTTGGTGAGTTCGGATTAATAGGAAAGCCGCATTGCGCGCGAAGGCCAAGAAGCCGCTCACGAATGTGTCCGCCCAGCTCGTCTCGTACTACGTTAGCCTTGTTCAGGTCGACTCGCACGCCAGTAAACCGCATTGCAATCATGAGCGGCATCAGTCTGCATTCCATCAGGAATACGTCCATCAAGCCTTCGCGCTGTAGGATTGGCCACTGCTTTTGTATAATGGCAAGCGGAAGAACGGAGTCGCTTTCTGCGTACGGACCGACTAGCTCGACGGGACAACGGTACATATTGGCACGCTGAGAACCGTTAGGTAATCCGCCAAAGGCGTCAGCAAGCCACTGGTACATTGCGTTTGAGTCTTTACCGGTGTTCAAATACTTTTGGCCAAGAGCCTCAAGGTTCTGGGGGGCGCTGTTGTCTATGAGTGCTTCGGCAAACCCGCAGTCATAGCAAATGCCTTTTACGTGGACGCCTTCTTCTTGTAGCCAGCCAATATCGTACGTAAGGTTGAGACCGATTTTTGGCTGGTGTGGTCTCGTCAGCTCTACTCGCGCCCAAGCAAGGACCTGCTCTGGATCAAAATTTTGGTCACCTTCGTGTCGCATAGGAAAATAACCCTTGAACCCACAGTCAGTTGCGACTGATATTCCAAGAATGTGACCCTTGCCGCGAGCCCAGCCCGGACCAGCTTCTAACAGTTCAGGGTCCCAAGTTTCAAGGTCGATTGCAATGGCTTTTGCGCGAGCAAGGTCCGGAAAGTAGGATGGCCGCTTCCAGTTGGTAGGAGGCACAGGCGGGCGCGGTCGACTGACCGGCTTAATGTTTTTCTCTGCAGTGCTCCAATCAAATAAATTATTCATAGTAAGCCCACACGGTACCTGCTGCAGTTTTGGACTTTCCGGCTATATTATTGCGTATAGCTGTACTACCAACTCCGTACGCGGCAGCAGCCTCTTTTATAGAAGAAAAAGTTTCTGATGTCAGCATGTTAACAACTTTTTTCATGCGGCCGGCGTTTGGCACCAACTCCTTTTTTGGAGTTGTTCCGTCAGCAAAAGCAAACTTATACCCATAGCAAGAAAATCGGTGCCCAAGGCATACCGCGCCAATAAGCGCCGTGCCTGTTGCTCGATTCTTACAGGCGCCGGTAGTTACTAGCCAGTCTGCGGCGGAAGACGCAGAATCAAACGTTTTTTGCGTGTCTAGGCATATAGTTGCTCTGCCGCTAGACGCTCGTTTTGCTTGTGATAAATTGTGCCGCTGCGTAGCTGTCAAGACTCTTCCACAGCCGCCCTCTCCGCCTTCTGTTAGATTTACTAGGTTGTTTCGGCCGTAATACGAAATAAGCGCCTTTTCTTCCGCGCAGGCCTCTGCCTGCGTAAGGTTTGTTTTTACTATTTCAACTATTACTCCGTATTTTGCAGCGGTTCTGCACCAGTAGGCAGAGCGCCTACCCCTTCCGTGCTCAAACGCCCTACACTCGCTTCTTTTGGCTCTACTCGAACTGAGCAGGCCTTTGTATATTTTTGAATTAGTACCTGAGCCCTGCCCGACGTAAAAAACGTCAAAAGGCTGATTTGTAACACCGTTAGCAGTAAGCAGCCTGTGTACGTATAAGTAGTAGCTATTTAATAAACTCATTTGACTTTGGTCGCTACAATGTAAGTGCGGTCGGTGTACTTGACCATAAGGAAGTTGTCTGTCAATGCCATCTCAGCTTGAGAGTCGATGCTGTCAGACAACGCTTTTAGGGAGATGCGAAAGCCTTTTTGTATCCAGTTGGCTTCAAAGGTTGCAACAGCTTCGGTCTCGCCAACGTTAAACTTTGCAGTGTTGGGCGGCTCAAACGTCACGTCGGTACCGTCGCCGGCGTATTGCTTTACGCTTGAGATAAATTCGATCAGCTCAGGGTGAACGCTTGACATTTCCTGCGCCATAAAAAAGTTGGTCAGGTCTGGCCACTTTTCAGCGTACACTGGACTGCTCAATCGCGAGCCGTCAGCAAACGTTGCGTACAGCACATTGCCGTTAAACGAAAGGGTTGTGATTGGCTTATTCAGCTTAACAAGAACAGTTATCAATGACTTTGGCAAGGCTACGGTAAACGGTAGCTGCACGTCAAGACGTTGCCGCATCATTGTCTGGCCGTCTGTTGCGTAGGCGTATTGGCCGTGCAAGAGCAAGCTAGTTGCCCATACGCGAGGAGCCTCCGACGGGACGAACTTGGCTAGCTCTTTGAGAGTCGCAACCAAGCCGGTTGGCATTTGCACGAATTCAGTGGTTGGCGAGGACTCAGGCAACACGCTATCGGTGTTGAGCGGTAACCACGTTTTCAGTTTGCCGGAGGTAAGCGTTAACCGTGTTGGTGACACGGACAGCTTTGAGTTCTTAGTCGCGGCCTTCACTAGCGCGTCGGCAGCAACCACAAATTCGGGAAAACCTTCTGGCGCTGGTGCAGAAAGAAGCACCTGCCTATAGTAGGAGTAAAGCCTTCCGCCCTGCGAAAAGACAAGACTGCCTAGACCGTCATTGCCTCCCGTAATGGGACGGACTTGCGACATCAAAAAGGATAGATCGTACATGCTAGCTCCGCTTGAGTCGAGTACCACACCAGCCGCACCACACTTTTCCTATTGCAGTAAACGGAACCGATCGAGTGTGCAGGTTGCCGCACTTTGAGCAAGGGCTGTACTTCATGCCAATAGTCCTGTGGGTAGATTACTAGGCAGTAATTATAACGCAAGGCGTTACCCTTGCGTTATTTATTTCTCCGGTAAAGCAGCTAGACCGCCATTTCAAACTTGACGCGCGGACCTTGAAGCATTCCAGGATGCAACTCAAGATGATGCGGCTCAATCTGGAACATATTGGTTGGAGCGTTTTCTGCCCAGCTGTAATACTGAAGAGGGTCTTTGCCCGGCAACGCTACCGGCAGGCTGTCCAGCATTTCTTCTGCTGCACGCATGTGGCTGAGGTAAATGTGCGTGTCCGCAAATTTGCCGATGAGTCGGCCCGGAACTTTGCCAAGCTGACGACACAACGCCAGCTGCAAAAAGCCGTAAGCCGCCATGTCAGCAGGACAGCCCAGCATCCAGTCAACAGAGCGCATATTAAACTCAAGATCGAGCTCAGCACCATTGATAAAAATCTGCCACGAGTAATGGCAAGGCGGAAGAACGGCCCGCTTCTGGTCGCTTGGGTCCCAAGCGGTGACTAGCAAACGGCGGCTATGCGGGTTGCGCTCAGCTTCGCCGATAAGCCAAAGAAGCTGGTCGAAGCCGTGGAAGTTGCGCCACTTGTACCCGTAAATCGGACCGAGGTCTTTATTGTTTGGGCACTCGTTGCGCTTGTTGAAGTCGTCAAGGTTTGCTTGCCACCAGTTGCACTTACGTTTGATAAACTCATCAATGTGAGTAAACCCACGCATAAAGCAAACCATTTCGCCAAATGCTGCAACAGGATTGTAGGCGCGGTGACGCATTACAGGAAAGCCTTCTGCCCAATCGTGTACAAGCTCTTTGCAAAACAAAGCCCGAGTACCTACACCGGTCCGGTCTTTACGCAGTGCACCAGTGTCTATCAGTTCGCGTGCAATGGACAAGTAGCTGCTTTCATACTCAGTCATTATTCACCCAATGAATAGTTGTTTTTAGGCCTACCCGCTGATAGAACCCGACAAAGCCGTTAAGACGGATTGTTAGGGTTCGGCCAAGTAGGTCGGTAAAAAGAGTTTTTCCGGAAAAGGGCCCACCAACGCAAAACACATACGCTTTGTTGAGCCCTTGAGTTCCTACAGCCAACGGATGTGGTTCTCTTTTGCAGTCTCTGCGTCAAAGCCGTGCGCAATAAGGATTGCGCCAAGGTCCGGACCTACCCAGCCTTCAGGCTTGACAATATCAAACTTGTTGCCGTACTTGCTCGTCCCTTCGGTGCCGCGCACTTTTCGCATGTTAGCCGCGTGGACTTCGTCCCACAGCTCGGCTAGCGGAAGATCGAAGCCTTGCGACTGAACCACCTCGACGATCCCGTGCAAAACCTGACGGTTCAGGAACGGGTGGTTTTCGCGACCGCCGTTACGGTCACCCAACAAGTGCAGCGTACCTGCAGCAATGTAGAGGATGTCGATTAGCGCATCGGAGCCTTGCTCTAGTGTGACGGCGTCAGAAAGTTCCTGAAGCTCTTCACCTTGACGCTTGACGCGAAGCTCGTATTGCTGCTCATTGTCCAGCGGATTGATGTCAATACCAAACTTGGCGTGAAAGTCGGCAACGTCAGCAATGCACTTCGAAAGTTTGAGGGTCATGTAAAGCTCCTATCGGGGGTTGGTGTAAAGACAACTTTGTATTGTATCGGAATCGAACAGCTGTGTAAACTTACACGAAGCGAAGAAAAACCGCCCGAAGGCGGTTGTTCAAGTCCCCGTAGGGAGCCGAAGTTATTCGGCTTGTTCGCTGTCGGCGTCACCAACAACGTCTTCTACTTCAGGAGCGCCAGCAGCTTCGAGTGCTTGCAGCTCAGCCAGCTTGGCTTGATCTTTCGCAATGCGCTCGATCAGCTTTTGGATGCGCTCAGGACGGCTGCCGGCTTCAGCTTCCAGCTTGGCAACGCGCTTGGCTTCGCGTTCAGCAGTTTTGGCTGCTTTGGCTTCCAGCTTGGCGGTGTTGACGCGGCGGCTCAACTCCAGACCGGTCGCTTTACGGAAGTAGGTCAGCTGACTGTTGATCGAAGGCTTCGACATACCGGTGGCGGCGTGAGCAGTTTCAACTACGAAGGTGCTGGACTCGCCGTTTGCGATGGCGGTCAGGCAGAGGTCCCAGACGTAACGGGCGCCGGTACCTTGACCAGGAAACGCGATTTCGACGCCGTTCAGCAGAACCATTTCTTTCTGGGCGCGGTTGGAAACGACTTCTTCAGCGGCTTGGGTGTTTTCGGTAGTGTCCATGATGATTCTCCAAATAAATACAGGGGTTACAAACTTTGCAAGGTATCTTGCTGGTGTGGACTCATTATGCGCCTAGGCGGTAGGCATGTAAATAGCTAAAGCAGTCTTTTTTAAAAATAATTTAACCGAAAGGAATAAGACAACATTGAGCCATCAACGATCAAAAAGGAATGTCAGGTTCGTACGCGGCGCAACCAACTTGTGCTATACGCAACGGAGGCGTAGATTTAAAATGACGGCAGACGTTTTCATCTAGGTCTAGCCGAGTACACGAGAAGCACGACTTATGCTGCCTCGCGAATGCGGTAAGCAAGTCGGTTATGTCAGACAACTCAATGAACTTTTGTGGCTGTGAGGTAGTTGTCATGCTGGAGTCTCCTGATAGGTTTGACTAAGTATCTCTGGGTACTTATCTTTAAACCAAACGCGAATGGACACTGGCTTCTGCAGCTCAGCCTTGCGTCCTAAGAAGTCGTCGCACGTGGCAGGACAGTTATCCAGGCCGGTGTTTGCCTTCCACCAATCTACGGCCATCTTACGCGCCGAGCCTTTATGCTCAAAGCACAGCCAAGTGCTGTAAGTAGTCAGACCGCAATGGTACACTGCCCGAATACTTGGCGACTTGCCTTGCTTTTGATAAAGAGAGAAGCCCACCATATCTACCGGCAGTTCCCTCACGTCCAGGGCCTGTGGCGCTCCAGGCTCCATTCCGGCAATAGCAGCTTGCTCGGAAGAGCCTGCGTAAACTTCAAGCTCCGGCGGCGGGAACTGATGTCCGCAGTCGTCGCACTCTTTTGCTCGAGTAGCGCAGTAACTGTCACACACCGGACAAATCTTGCAAGGAGGTGCGTCGCTACCTCCGCCCTTCTTTTTCTTTCCCGGAAGTTTGGGGTCGTTGATTGGGCCAAGACGTAAAATGTTAGACGCGAAGTCTAGCACCAGACATCCGTTGGCTTTGATACCTGCTGCTATTGCCGCTAGGCGACCGATTATCGTCGATAGGTCGAACCCTGGGGCAAACACCGGTCGAGTGCCCCGCCCAAGAATTTGGATATGCAGCGAGACAGACTTGGTGGGCCGCATTAACACCAGCATATCGATGTTTGGCATGTCAAAGCCCGTCGTCAAACAGCCCATATTTACAAGCGCTCGCGTGTTACCATGCTTAAACTCATGGATTGCCTCTTCTCGCTGGCCTTTCATTTTGGAATGCACAACGCCAGTGCGTATGCCCATATCGTTTAGAATTTCTGCGATATGTGTTGCGTGCTCGATGGACGCAGCAAAGATCAACCACTTCTTTCGGTCTGAGCCTTTTGCGATCATCTCTTTACAGCATTCAACCGTTGTGGCATACTGGTCAACAGCCCCAGCCAATTGCTTAAGGTTGTACTCGCCGGCCACTTCGCCAACTTGCGACAAGTCAAACTGCGTGCTAGTTGCTTTGGTTGTCAGCTTGGCCAAGTAGCCTTCATTGACAAAGCGCAAGAACGTTTCCTTACTGGAAAAGTCACACGCAACATGGTTAAAGAGACCACAGTCGAGAAGGTGGCCCCCCTTCATACGGAAGGGCGTAGCAGTTAGACCAATCACTACTAGCTTTGGGTTTGCTTGCCGCAACACGTCAATAGTCTTTCGGTAAAGAGTTTCGCCCGACATAGGAATCATGTGGCACTCGTCGATAATAACAATCGACGGATTCTCTACCTCGTGCGCGACTGACGCAAACGACTGAACGCCTGCCACAATAGTTCGGCCCGTCAGGTCTTTTTGTTTAAGACCAGACGAGAACAACGACACAGACGCGCCCGGCCACACCCACTTAATAGAGTCGTAGTCTTGCTGCACTAACTCTTGTACGTGAGTAAGTACAATTATTTTTCCTGTGTTTGGCCAATTGGCAAACACGTCGCGGATAATTAGACCAAGTAACGAGGCCTTGCTCGTTAGTGCCCCCAGCTGTTACCGGCCGGGGGCAAGATGACCCGTCCCTGTGGGAAGGATCAGCATCGGATTGATATGACACGACCGCTCCGCAAACGCTTGCCAAAGCTTATTGACAGCTGCGTCCTGATAATCGCGCGGTATAAACTTGCCCTTACTCATGATGAATACCTTCAATAATTGTTTTCTTTTGTTCCAGCGTCATATCTCGAGCGCGAATGCACTCACCGCTTGGAAAGGTGTACCAATCCGACTTGGCTAAGTTGTCAGCTTCAGTCAATAGCTGTAAGTTAGTGTAGTGGTTCAAACGAATAGCCGACGCCTCGTCGTACGCAACTGCCATCGGAATGATATGGTCAATGACATAGCCTTCTGGAATGCCGTCGGCTATTTTCAAATGTGCAGCAACTACTTCAAAGGTAGCCCCCAGTATTTCGTGAGAACGACTTGCTTTGTTATAGCCTAGGCGTTTAAAACTAGAAGCTACTGTTGCACGAATTCTGTCGCTAACCTGATATTGCAAATCAGTTGCGCGCCTTTTGTCTCTGTTATTGATGTTAGCTGTGCGTATTTTTTGTCTGCCTTCTTCAGTAGACCTTACGTCGCTAATGTGGGCCTGAATGCGCAGTCTAATTTCTGGGTCTGCGTAGCGGCGAGCGTTTTTGCTTTTAATTTTGGCGCGGCCTGCTTCAGTAGAGTTAATATCCTTTTGATTTCCGTTTGTGCAAGAGCGACACACCTTTCCCTTTGCGGTGCCGTTTGGACCACGCATATCTGCCCATTTGGCCTTGTCAGAAGTCTTGCCGCAATGTTTGCAGATTTTAATCGGCTGGTTCATTTGAACTCTCACATAAGTATACCGCCATTATATCACGTAATGGCGGCTGTACGCCTTTATTTACAAGCTAATTGATATAATAATGTCACTTGGCTTAATAAATGCTGCATGCTTGCTATAGGCTCCACACGGATTGTAGCAATCGATGTCAGTTGCTCCGCTGTAACTGCAAGTCCACGTTCCGTTACAAGCTGGCTCGGAATGCGCGCACGTCCGGCAGTTGATGTCCGGCTCTTCTCCTCTGTGCCAACACACTGGACGAAAATCGCACATACGGCAACGGTAGTCAGTAGACGACAACGCAACACGTTCAGGAACTGGACCGTAGACAATCTCTTCGCCCTTAGCCAACAGGCTGTCGGCAAAAGCCTCATCAAGAATAACCCACTCAGAGTAGAGAGCATCGGTATTCTTGTTGACAGCCATAAAAAATGCGCGCTTGGTGTTTGACTTGCGCATGTACTGATGCACTTGGCCCCAATACACAGGCTTGGACTTTTGCAGTCCATGTTTGAGAATGTCGGCAAATGCTTTTTCGCCCATTGTCTTAAACTCAGCAACTACCCACTCGTTAGGGTACTCGACAAAGCCAATTGCAAAGGCGTCAAGTGAACCGCCAACGTGGCCGTTTGCGTGACTAAAGCGGAACTGCTGACCGGTATCCGGATGCGTGTCTTGTACGGTTACGCCGGCAGAGCGAAGAAACTCAACAAACCGTTCTTCGTAGCGGTTGCCCGTGTCAAACAGCCGAATAATGCGAGGCTCAAAGTTTGGTCGAAGCGTCCAGCGAAAGCCAAGCCAAAGCTTTTTCCAGCATTCATCACCGATTTGCGACATACCCAAATGGGACCGGAACGGCGGCGTAATCCGCTGCCGCGATACCGCTTGGAATGTGGCCTGAAAGTTTTCAATCAGGTTTTGCGTGGGCGTCATTACGCAGTCCTCGGTTAGTTTGTTTTATGCGAAAGCCATTGTAACGCATAAAGGTGTCCGAAGACACCTTTATTTTGCTGCTGAGGTTAGCCTAGTTGCTGTCGACGTTATCAGCAGGAGCTGGCGCACTTTCGGATGGCTGGGCATTTTGCAGCAGCTCGCGCAGCGCAGGAGAAACCTGCGGGTTAGTCTGCCAGCTTTCCAACGGCGGCTTGCTGTTGTCTTGCGGTTCGGCTGAATCGGCGACAACTTCGCCAACAGCTTCTGGCCGCGTATTGACGGCCACGAGCTTCTTGTCGATAATAGCGGCGTAACCAGAAATGTCGTGCCAATGATCGCTGAAGTTCGGATCACCGTGAAGGATGCGGGCAATCTTTTGGCTGATGACGCGCAAAGCTTCTTTTTGACCAGGATGCAGCTGCTCCCAATTAGGAGTTGCGTGCATTACTGCCTCGATGTTTTGACCGGTAACTGCGCCGGCAAAAAAGTCGCCGTGCACGTTGTTGCGTTGGATAAGCGTTTGGTTAACGTCCACGGCTCAATTCCTCATTAACAATTTTGATGGCTTGATGGCACTGCTCAACGGTAAACCAGCCCCAATGGCACGAGCTTTTTGGTATGTTCATTGCAACAGCAAGTGTAGCATAAACTGTTGCACGATGTGCTTTTAATTTGACAACAAGCTCGGTAAACAGTTGCTTACCGGTCGACCGAAGCTTACGCAGTTCTGCGTTGGCAAGCGTTCCCATTGGAAGATCAGTGTCTGCGTGCACAGAGCAATAGGCGTCGCAGTTTTGACAAGCAAATGCAAACGGCCAATCGCCTACGGACTTGCTATAAATCTCGCGGTTATTTACTAGCTTAACACGTCCGCCGCAGTAAGGACAGCTACTAACCATCGGGATGTAGTCTTTTACGCGCTTTAGCGCCGTTTGACTTATATACGGAAGTGGCGAATCTTTGGGCAAAGGAACAACCCAATAACTCGGCGGCACAACGTTAAGAGTAGATAACTCTGGAAGGTTATTCATTTTCTCTCCAGCAGCCCTTGACAGTGAACGCAGCGCTTGCAGCCCGGAATGGCCACGCGACGTTTTTCCGGAATATCGCAACCGCAGCTAACGCAATATAGCTCAGAAACTCCAGAGTAAACGACGCGATTGGACAGCGTTGCCTCAAGAATTACTTCTTGCATCTCAGACGATTGGTCAATCTCACATGCCGACATTTATATAGCTCACAGTTATATTAAAGGAGCGCAGCAGGTTGTCAGCTGCGCGTTGCGACTCAGCCCAACGGCCTTGAGCCAAAGGGTCTAACGGTTTTGAAACTACTTCGACTACTCGGCCGCTACCCACAATGGCCATGGCACAGTGAAGGCACGGGAACTCCGTCACGAACAAGGTTAACTCGCTACCCTTACTATTAGCAAGAGCGTTTGGCTCTGCGTGGCAGACAAGGTAGTCGCTGTTCCTTGGATTGATCGTAATGTCGTCGATGCAAGGAGGTGCACCATTATACCCCGTACCTACTACGCGGCGGTGCTTATCTACTAGCGTTGCGCCGACCTTTTTTTCTTCTTTGGACCAGCTGCTAACGTGAGCAGCAAGACCCATGAACCGAAGTTTCCAGTGCTCGTTCATTTGATTATTCCTTAAACCACAGCTAAAAAATATACGCCGTTTTTTAGGCGGCGTATATAGTAATCATGTAACTTTTTGAAACTTACCAGGGTTGTACTGGGTTACCTGCTGCGTCTACGGTCGCCTGTGGCGCGTCCTGTTGAGCGACGGAGGTAGCCTGTACATCTACCGCAGGGGAGGCCTCTTGCGCGACAGGCGCGACGGTTGGCGCGGCAGGACGAGCTACAGGAGCTGCAGGGGTGGCAGGACGAGCAGGCGCGGTTGGAGTCGCAGGTTTTGCGCCTGGAGCCGTTGCGGCGCCGGTAGTACCAGCACCGACAGCACGGAAAGCAGCGATTTCGTTACGCGCTTCGTATAGAATGCCGCTGGACGGATCACCCTTGACGTTGTACTGCGCCGGAGTGATCTTGGTGCGGAATTCCATCGGAATGCCGACCAGCTGTTCGGTGTTGTTCAGCTGCAGAACGCCGATGGCGTGGCAGAGAGCGGACAACTGCGCCTGGCCAATTTCTTGGGCTTGGGCATTGGAGTTGGTAACGTTCAGGTTACCGAAGATTTTGCGGCCGGCATGCTCAGGACCTTGGATGCCACACATGAGGCTGATGTACGAACCACCAGCGGCCTTGGTCGGCTTCAGCTCGGCTTTTTCAACAATACCTTGGTACCAAGCGTTTGGCACTGGCTCAAAGTTGGCTTCTTGAGGCTTGACATTTTGCGCGTTAAAATTCAGTTCCATGGTTGTTTACCCTTTTCTAAGTTAAGTTAAGTTTTCTAGCTTTCTTGCTTTACACAGACTTGACGTCGGTCGAGTCCATTGTCTTGTTTCTCTGCAGGTTCGGCTATATGGCTTTCGCAGGCAAGTCGAGAGTCGTAGTACTTTTTGCTAACAATACACTCATTCATCGACAAGCAAGCAAAGGTTATTAAAGCCCACATGCTTATTACCTTTTAAGTAGAACCTCTATACTAACGTGCAAAGCTATAGAGGTACACTTTTATTTTACCGATGTACCTGTTAGTAGGCTCCCATTTTTGAAAAAATGTGCGTCAGCGACGGGTACTCGAGTTCTTCGAGCTTACCGGAACGGTCTTTGCACGCTGCTTGCCAGTTGGCTTTGGTACGAATCTGCCGGCCCTGAGGTGTAACTTCGAGGTACAACACCTCGTCCAGCAGGTACGGCACAGCAGACTGCAGCATCTTGCCCGGAAACTTCATACCGATAGAAGTTGCGCCGGTCACGTCGTCGGTATACTTTTCCGCTTTGCACAGAAAGACGATATGATGGTGCGTCGGCAAGTCGCGGAACTTACGGATGATGTTGGTGACGTCGTTACCCAAAATACCGTAGGCTTGCCTCGGGTCCTTTAGGTCTGGGCTCGCCAATGCCGTTGCAAGTACCTCTTCGGCTACGTCGGACGCAGAGTCGATGATGACAGTCTGATACGCTTTTGCAGCCTCAGTCTGTAGCCAGGCGTAAACCGCTTTGAGACCGTCGAGCGACTGAGCGTCAACGTATGGAACGTTATACGTAACCCAATCCTGGCCTTCACCGTACACAGCTGCGATGTTTTCCGGCGACAGCGACATCAAGCCTTTTTCGGCGTTGACTACAATCGGAGCCGGAGCCGACGCGGCTAGCATGGTCTTACCTGCACCCGACAGGCCAAAGATGGCCATGCGAATCGGACCAGGCGGCTGGTTACCAGTCAGTTTAACTTCCATTACTCGTCAGCCTCTTTTGGTGCGATCGGTTTGCCGATCTTAATTTGAGGAGTACCCGGAGCAGTGCTCAAAGCTTCTTCTGCAGCTTCTTTTTGCTCGTCGTTCAACGCGTTAAAGCCGGTTTGGCTAAAGGTGTACTTCGGCACAAACACAGAGGCAAAAGTTTCTTCGCCAAGAGTTTCACGCACACCCTTGAGCGCAGGCTCAAAGATACTCGTGTTAACCGTGTTGGTGAATGCCACTTTAAAGCCGTCGAGCACAACTGTCTTGCTGCCTTTTGCAGTATGACCGGAACGCTTAAGCAGCTCGAGCCGCGCAGCCATCTCTTTTGCTTGAGCAGCAGTAAGCTCCGCCTTAATGGCGGTGTAGCGGTCAAGAGTCATGGGCAAGTTAGATTGTTCTTCAGCTTTTTCCATACAGTTCTCTGCTTTGGTTTTAGAAAGTTGTTTTATTGGCTGGCGTTCCCGTTCCAGCCTGCCTTTGGGTCATTACTCCTGGAGCCTCTCTCCTGATTAGCTTGGCAATGCTGCTCAACAGTCTCACGACGTTGCCCTTTGCACCAATTACATTGTTGAAGCAACGAACCACAGCAAAACGCTGCACGTCCAACTTCGGTACCGGAATTGGTACCGGAGATGCTACCGCCTGTAACGACATTTGGTCAGGACGATTCGGTAACATCCCCGCTAACAATTAGCTGTGTTTCTTTCGATACTCAGCAGCAATTACGCGCATGTTTGCGAAAGACGCAACCATTGCGATTTGCTCGGCAGTGGCAGGACCAAACCGCTCGGTAAGACCTGAGCCGTGACCGGTGTCAGTCCAATCTTCCCATTGGTTGTCGCGGTTAATGTAGCGACCGCAATGGCCGATAGAGTTCTGCCAAAACCGCTGGAGCTTATCAATTACGGCAACAGCATCGACGTCTACTGTTACCTTTTTACGCTCTACATGTGTTGCTTCTACTAGCATGAAGCCTCCTTGTGTTGGTGGACTGTGACGGATTCCAACCGTCTGGTTGTTGGCTTATGCCTCACCATATACCCGCATGGCAGCCCGATGTTGTAGGAACTATTGTACTACGCATAGCGCCTTACGTACACAGCTATTATTCCAGTTAAATAAAATAATCAATGTTAATTTTGAAGAAGCTGGCTTTCTTTGTTTCCGACGTCGATATTTTATGCTCTATAATCTCGGCCGGAGACAGTCTGCGAAGAACTGCGCCCTCGTTTGCAAGCTCGTCGACTGCTCTGTTTGTGTCACCGTTAGGATCGCGAGAGTTTTTGAACGCATGATGCTTAGACGCTGTTGCACCCTTGCAGCTTTTCAGGCTAGTAAGACTGACTATGTGGTACTTCCAATGCTCTACCGGTATTTTTTTTGCTCGCATTGCTGCGTCAGGACCCTCGTCAATAAGCGTTTGTATCCGCTTAACAAACCAGTCTTTGGCTGCAGACCCGCTTGACAAGGCCAGTGATACTTCTCCAGACTCTTCTGTCAAACGGCTTTTTGCAATCTCAAGCTGACGCGTCCAAAACAAAACAGTTTCCCGCGTCGGGTACGCGATTCCGTCTGTACCTACGCTGTCAGTATCCGCTGCGGTAACAGCCGCAATAATACCAGACAAATGTAGCTTAAGCCGCGCAAACAGCTTATTGTCTCCGCTTACCGACTCAACAATATGGGAGAAAGGCTTGCGATCGCTCAATAGCTCTTCTCGCGTGCCTTCAAGCTTGACGCGAAGCGGGCGGTCTGGCGTCGCAGTAAATTCACCAAACTTGCCTTCGCTTAGCCGGCGAAGCCGATCGTAAAACCAGTCGGGAGTGTTGTTAAGCTGAGCAAATAAAGCTTCGTATTTGTCTAGCGCAGCAATTCGCTCTTCCATTGTACCGGTGTAGACAGGAGGCTTACGCAGGCCGACAACAATGCTCTTAATAAGCAGCACGACGGACCGGTTAGTAGCGCCAGTTTCTGCGTTATCGCCAAACACCGAGCTGAAAATGCCCGGAGTAGTACATCGCAAGGTTGTTGAGTGAAAGCCAGGAACAGCAAGACGGTTATTCATTCCGGCGGCTGCAATGCCCGGCAAAACACCGGTAAACGCACCGTCAAACACAGACAGCGCATAGGCCTTCATGTCGGCCTTGTTACCGTCAGAAGTTTCTTCAAGCAAAGGAGCCGCTTCATCGGTAAACACAAAGATTGGTCTAACCTTTTGCGCGTACGGCGAAAGCGCACCGTAAATACCTTGCTTAGAGACGGGGTTGAGCTCAACAAAGTTTGTGCCAAGATTTTCTGACGGGTTTACGTTTGTCAGAATCTTTTTGATTTGCTGGCCTAGCGTAGTTTTGCCCATACCAGTCTCTGCAATTAGCAAAAGCTCCAGCACGGTAACGGCAGGATCACGCTCGATAAAGCCACCTACGACACTACGGCCAAGAAGCGACGCAACGACTGCGGCGCCAACAAACAAACAAGTGCTCATATCGATTGCTTCTACTTTACGCATAAGCATTTTTGCGATAGACACATACACTTGCTCTTCGGGCCATGGCGTAGTGTAAAGAGTCAGCTCTTCAAGCGTTTCAAACCGGCTTCCACTGGGGTTTGGCTTACCGTTGCGCATCAGCGGCCACGAATAGTCTTCGGTTGGATCGTAGTCTTTGCCAAGCCAGCCAATATCTGTCTGAATCTTGCGCAACTCGCCGGATGTTTCAATTTCTTTTTTGGCAGATATAAGCTGTCGAATGGCTTCGTGGTCAACTTCAACGATAGGATCGACTTTGGCAAGATGCAGGTTTATTACGACGGCTGCCTTTTCTTCCAGCTCGATTGCCTTGGCTGTTTGCCTTTCTTGCTGACCAACTGGGTCAATCTCTGGAGCAATAAACGCCACCGCAGCGGAGTAGTCTCCGCCGTGAGAAAGTGCAACGTATACGTCAAACGCGTCGAGCGCGTGTCCGCCGTTGTTATCAGACGACAACGGATCATGCGAGCCGTGGTGAGAGTAGCAAGTCTGTTTGCCATCTCGCGTCAGAATGTTGACACCGAAGCCACCCGACTGACTAGTCGGACACTTGTACGAACCGTGACCGTTCGACACGTAGCCGGCAGCATGAAGCTGAGACTCCACGTCGTACAGTTGAAGGAACTTCTCAACAACACCCGAAGCGTTACCACTCGCCATTTGTTGCGGTCTAGCGCGGAGCGGAGCAGCTTCGGACCGCTCAAGCTGCTCAGACTCGGCTAGCAGTAGCTTCCACCCTGCGGCGGCTTTCGCCACAAAAGGATGCAGCAAATCGTTAGGCGACAACGGCATAAAGTCTTTGTTAAGAGTACTCCAATACTCAGACTCTTCGCTAAGTTTGTTCGGCAGAAAGAACACCTGCTGCGAGCGCGCTTGAGCGGCGTCTGTTCCCAAAAAGCGCGCGATACCGGCAGCAAGCTCTTGATATTTGTCAGAGCCGACCGGTTCAGCCAACGGAATAATGACACGATAACGCCGCTCTTCATTTGTGTGTGAAGAAGTAGTGTACGCAAGATAAGGAACTTTCAGCTCAGCATAAATTTGCTGCAGAGAACCAATACCCAAATCGTCGTGGTCGTGGTCGACAACTACCGCGTGGTATTGGCTAACCAGCGCAACTTCTTTAGTCTTCGCTTCTGCGTAGTAAGGAGTTACGCACGACACGGACGTCTTTGGCCGGATCAGTGGGTTGGCAGCCAGCTCGACCAGCTGGTTAAAGCTAAGAGCTCTAGTAGGCCGATTGGAGCGGTAGGTTGGATATTGCGGAAACAACGGTTGATCGCTAAGGCGTACCGCTGTTGGCTTTGCATGCACTCTTGATATAGGTGCACTAGTAGGGCGCTGCGGAGTCGTCATTCAATAGTTCCAGTGAGAGCGGTTGGGCTGGTCAGGCCGAAAGCAAAGCACTAAAGTGAGAGCACCGAACCGGCTTTGACCCCGACACCCTAGACCCCGCCGGGTAGGAATGACCCAAAGTCTAAGAGCGGTCCGGAATGTTTACCGGAGCCGACCCGATGCTCTCGCTTTAATGCTTTGCGAGGAGAGGCCATAATGCGCCTTATATATAGGTGTGTAAAGCCTTATTTTACCAGTCTAACGGAGCCGAGAGCGCAGCTGGTGCTGGTTCAACAGTACTTTGACTCGACAGCGCTCTTGCGGCTCGTTCTGCCTTAAACGCGCCAAAGCGCGCAGCGTTGTCCCACGACTCCTCATCCACAGGCAATCCGTCAGGACCCGTTATAATTTGACCATGCTTTTCGACGCGGCGTGGCGGAGTAGGCACAGCAACTCGAGCAGCAGCCAATTTGGTAGCCGCAGCAATCCACAGAGCCGCATCGCGAGGATCGCTACTTTGAATGGCGCGTGCAAGCAAAGCCTGCTCAGTAAGCGATCGAGTCAGCGCAACAGCATTTTTGTATTGGTCAAGAACAATAGAGCTGCTCGATGTCATATCAGCAAGTAGACTTTCTACTTGCGATTGGAGCACGCGCGGATCTGTTTTTGATCCAGATATTAGTGCAGCCACGAACGCCGTATGCGATGCGGGATTAAGCGAAGGATCAAGGGAGTTCGACATACTCGTTAGCCTAGTTGCTGTGCCTGGTTATATAGTAGCGCGGCTTGCCTCCTGGTAATACGCCCTTATTGACCTCCATATTTATTATATTTATTATATTTTCATATTTTCATATTTATTCTAGAAAAGGATACTTTTTTGAGTCCTCAGAGGATAAAGCGCTTTTTTCAGTTTATCCTGTCTCCGTTTTCTCAGTTTATCCTGTTCATATTTCTAGACGTAAAAATTCCATATTTTTTAGGCAAAACGGAGACAGGGTAAGGGTAAAGCCTAGTTTAGGCTAAAATTCCACTTGCTTTTGCCAACTAGCATTTGTGGGTTGCCACTGCCATTGGACGGTGCAACATCCTTAACTGTCTGAAGTTAAATATAACTTTTAACTCAATAAAAATAAGGTTTTTGAGCTGTCTTCACATTTTTTCAAAATCAGACGGAAGCCTAGTCTAACTAGTCTTTTACTCTTCTCTTTTTTAAATAAATATAATAAATATATAAATATATACCCCCTTTGCTAAAATCAACCAGTAAGGCAACTAGTGTTTTTTAATTTCATCGGAAGTCTGTGCTAGGAGTCTATCCTTTTGCTGTAGGTCTATGGGCGCCAAAGGGGGTAGTCCATATTTATTCGAGCTAAAAACGAGGACAGGATAAAGACAACAGGATATTCCGTCTTTTTAAACTAAGCAGTTTATCCTGTTGTGCTCTTTGCTGATCCAACGTCAGCCATGAACGCGGCAGAACTCGGCTAACAAGGTCAATTAAAAATAGTTGTGTACACCTATGTAAAATAGGCGCATAATGTACGCAATCAGCAACTTTGGAGTGTATCATGCCAATCTGTAAGCACCAACCGGAAGTGTTCTGCTCGGAGTGCGGCCACTCGTCTCACGAATACTCGTGGCCGGCAGTTTGGTCCCAAAAGCAAATGACAGTACGACGCAGCGGCACAAAATGCCGCGGTTGCTGCGGAAAGCCTAATCGGCTAAGAAAAGCAGCCGCTAGGTCAGCAAAAGCTCGCCAAGCTACAGCGGTTCGAAAAGAAGAACGCAATGAGGCTTGGTCCTGTCGCAATTGTTAATCAATAACCAACGGAGCATCAGCAATGGACGTAAAGAAAAACGAACTCGGGTTCGGTGGCACGCCAGCCAAAGTTGAAGCCGGCTTTTGCGTCGTCGAAGGTAAGCACTATGCTACGATCACTTTGCCGCTTCCGTCGTGTCATCCCGACAGCAGCGTCGCTTGGGACAACCGAGACGCTTGGGACAACCGAGACGCACCGGCAACTTGGCTAACAAAGCAGATTGCGGCGGACACTCAACCCGCTGAAGACATTCCCACACCCGCGACCGGAACGCAACGGCACCCGACATGTGACGACTTCGAAAACCTGTGTCGGGAGCTGATGCGTTGGCTTGCTCACAACCAACATCCGCATACCCATATCATTATTACCGCAAACAGCGCAGAATTGTCGGAAGGCATCCGCGCCATCAACGCTAACGAATACTTGGTGGACTAGATGAAAGCCACAAGCTACAGCCTTTGTCCCGTTTGCTATCGTCCTTACTGGAAATGCGTCTGCTGTTCGGATCGAGGCTCTAAATGAAATTGCTTTGCAGGATTGTGTGCCTCTTCAAGGGGCACATCTACCGACCGTGCTACCATCATCGATACCATCAGCGGGCTAACTGTCCCAATGGTCGTATGACAAATCAACGGTTCCAATACAAGTGTGAACGCTGCGAGACGCCTACAAAGTGGATGAACCTCAAGCAATACGCACAATTCAAACAAAAGCGCAACATCGACTGGTAGGTTCTCAATGAAAAAGATTGTCATCATCGGTGGCGGCACGTTTAACCACGTCGCTTGCCATCTGTCGCTAGCAACTCCTGCGTTTGGCACAACCGCGCGACAACTCTACGCTTACATGACCGACCCTCTGGGTTTTGCCCCACCGGCGCCCGATGTCGAAGTAGTGTTGAAGCTTACCAAAATGGCTGACCACACTAGCAACATTGTGACCAACCGTGATGCTGCGTTTTACCTGCAAGAGTTGCTAGACGACCCAGAAGTCAAAGCCATTGTCATGAACGTTGCGCTGTGCGACTTCCGTATGCGCAACCCAGGCGACACAACTCGGCTAAGCAGTTCCGAAAACTACGCGTCAAAGCTTATCGGCGTAAAAGGCAAGCTGATCGAAAACATTAAGCGCTACCGCCCCGACATTTTTGTGGTTGGTTTTAAGACCACGGCTGGCGCAACTATTGGTGAGCAGCTGCAAGCTGGCCGCAAACTGCAAGTAGACAGCAAAATTGATGAGGTACTTGCTAACGACGTATCGACTCATAGCAACATTTTGATGTCGCAAACTGGCTACGTGTGCGCTCCTCGCGTTAACTGTTTACAGTCGATTGCGCAGAAGTGCATTGATTGGTGTGAGCAATGATGTTTCCTGTTAAGCCGACTGACGCGTTCCGAGACCACGGGCTAGTCGGCGCCCATCGGAAGTTCGACATCCACACAGGCCTTGACTTCTACTGTGACGAAGGCACAGACGTAGTTGCCATCGCAGACGGTGTTGTTGCCGACGTCTTCACTTTCACCGGTCCCGACGCAGGCTCGCCTTGGTGGAACACTACCAAGGCTGTTGTGCTATTTTGCGATGACAAAGTCCACGTCTACGGCGAAGTAAATCCCTGCGTGCGAGTCGGCGCATTGATCCGAGCCGGTGACAAGATTGGCCAAGTGCTTCGAGTACTGAAGACTGACAAAGGCGTTCCGACTGCCATGCTTCACTTCGAGCTGTGGAACTGTCTCGGCTACGTGCGCAACTACACTTGGCACCGACCACAGACGAGGCTAACAGCGCTGCTCGACCCGCTGTCGCTTTTCAACGTGGAGGCTCCCGACTTCTGGATTGTTAGCTCTCCATCGGGATACAAAGTGCAGAACTCGGTCGGCGAGCATCAAGCCTTCTTCACAATGGCTGCGGATTCGAAAGCCTACGTGTGGGGCAAGACGTCGGTTCGACTAAAGGCCAACTCTCCGCTAGAAGACAAGCTGGCTTACACAATAGCAACCGGTAAGACGCTGTGGTTTGAGGACTGTAAAAAAGAAAAGTATACGCCGTTCTAGAAACGCTGTAATATAGACTCACTCACTCACTCAACCAATACAATACAGGTGACGTATGACCGGCAGTACTATTGTCAGCACAACAGCGCTGGAAGCTGAGCGTGCGGCCTACGACAAATGGGTTCCAAACTATTTTGATAATAGCGAAGAATGCGCTGCTCGTGCCGGCTGGGAAGCTGCGATTGAATACATTTGCTCGCAGGCCAGCGTTGACCTTCATAAGCAGAAGGCCGCGGAAATGTTCAACATCCCAATTGAGCAGGTGACCGAAGAACAACGCCGAGCAGGAAAGTCTGCTAACTACCACGCCATGTTTCACAGCGCGTTATCGACCAATGCGTAATAGCGGAGAATCAGCATGAGCAACACACAAAACAAAGAAGCTCTGGAGCTGGAAGCTGAGCGGGTGGCGTTTGAGGCCGACTTTCCCGGCTACAAAGCCATGCTTGGCACGCGGGAAAATCCGAAGCCGTCCAATATGTTTAAGGTGTGGCTGCACTTGCGCGCCCAGTTAGCCGCCCCGGCTGGGGTGCCTGAAGATGTGTTGAGTCTACTCAAAGATGCGCGGTGGCGTATCGCAAACAAGCCCCAGCATGGCGCAGCCAAGGCCGATTTTGACCGCCTTGACCGGCCTGTTCTTGCGCGAATTGACGCCATGCTCGCCGCCCCATCCCCTGCGCCAGCCAGCGACGTGGTGCAGGTGCCGCGTGAGTGGGTAGCGGTTCAGGACGGCCTGCCAAGTGTCGGTGACAAGTGCCTGATAAAAATACCGGTATCAAAGCGCTTTGAAGTCGAGGGCGCGGAGTACAAAGGTGATGGAGACTGGCTGGGCGCATGGTGCTCGCGAAAAGGCCGGGACCAGACCTACAAAGTTAGCCATTGGATGCTTGCCGGTGACCTGCTGAATGGTGGCCGGGTATGAGTGGGTATGAGCCAGATATGAGCTGGGCTAAGTGCAACTGCCCGTGGAACCCAGACAGCCACGCGAAGGACTGCCCGATCTATGCACGCAATTACATAGACACCCTCCGCACCGCCAATCAGCAGCTAGAGGCGGAGCGCGAGGCCGCATTGACAGAAAGCCGTCTGTTGCGCACAACCGTTAAGGCGCTTCGTTCTTCACTGGCAGACCTACTTGGCTGTCCAGCAACAGTAGTTAGCGCAACTGTTCCAAAAGCCGGCGTAGCAGCGGCTCCGCCTTACCAAGTTGTGCTTGATGTGTCTGTGTCGCTTACTCGCTGGCAGCTGGCAGGTGCCACGCTTGCTCATTCTTATCCGACTACCAACCAAAAAGAATGTGTACAGCCACCTATGTAGCGCACTATAATAATACTAACTTCGCGGGCCTACTTCTGGTATTGTCGTAAAGTAGGCCGCAGGTGAGGCTTTATAACCTGCCTAATGCCGCGAGGTTCTACCGTGGCGAGTCTTTCTAGGCTTAGCCTAGCTTCGCCTATAGGCCTATGCCTTACGCGCGATACGGAGCTCCGTAGGCGATGGATAAAACAAGCGAGGAAAAATAGATGTACTACTTTATCGAGAAAATGGGCGTGTACGCTCATGGTGTCTTTTGGATTGGCAAGGACCTTGACGAAGCCAAGCGCGAAGCCGACCGTCTTGCGTCAGTTGACAGTGACGCTTACCACGACTGGAACGTAAAACTGTTTGACGACCATGCTTGCGCTGACGCCAACAACGATCCAACTCACCGTGTTATTTACAAAGGCGTGCGCACATGAGTATGCACCAGAAGCCACTCACGAGGCTAGAAGAAGCCGGGCTTCTTGCACACGGGCTTGACATTGGAACGCCAAGCCAATTGTCTGACGCTTTCCGCCAAGGCGTTGCTTGGTCTCAAGGTCAGCAAATTCCAAGGTGCACCGCCGCAAGACCTGACGGCTGGGCCGAGCTTTTCAAGGCAGTTGCTGCGTTGGACCAGCACCCGAAAGGCAGCGGCCATGCACTGCCAACGCCTTCAACCACTCGGCTGGAAGCGGCTGTAATCCGAGCCGCAAGGCAGCTAATCTCAAACAGCCGTCTGGTAAAATACTAGTGTACGCATCATAAGTTGCGTGCTACTATCTAAGCTTCTTACTCAGAGGAACGTAAAATGAACAACCGTCTGTACTTGGTAACACTGCCGACTGACGAAGCGATAAACAACTTCATCAAGCAAAAAATGGCCGATGATGCTGTTGCGTTTGAAGACCTGCTGGTCCAAGCAGGTTTCAAGCTTCCGCACCGCCACTGCTCCAGCGAGTATGTGCGCAAAGTTGTGGAGCAGTCTGAGCCGACTCCTGCGCAAAAACTGGCCGCGTGTCATGCTGCAATCATGCACGCAAGCTTTGGAAACTGGCGCGAACTCCCTGACAACTTGCGCACTCCGGTGTTTGGCGGTATCAACGCAACTTCGGCAGGCGGCGGCAAAGTAAGCGGTGGAGTTGGTGGGGTAAGCGGCGGCGTTGGCGAATGCGCCACGGCCGAACCAACTCCGAAAGACGTAGTTTTTGCCGAACCGACCGTTCCAGGTCATTACTGGGCTAAGCTCAAGACACACAAAGACCCCGTAATTCTGCTGGTGACTAAACGGTTTATGGCTGACTACTGCGGTCGCAATTCACCGTTCAGCAACATTGAAGCTTGGCTGTCTGACCGTCTGGCTCCAGGCGAAAGCTCCGCCAACACTAGCGAGCTGGCTGAAGCAAAAAGTCTGCATGCGGCACTGATTGAGGAGTACAACGCGGTAGTTCAAGAAAACGTGGCCCTTCGCTACCGTATGGATAAAATTGTCGGTATTGCTGCCGACATCCACCCGCTGTAATGAGCCGCCGTCGGTCACTGATCGGCGGCACAACTAGGCTAGCCGAGTACTCGCGCATGTATAATAATGATGTCGCACCGCCAAGTGGCACCAGCACAAATGTAAACATGTCAACGGAAGAAGCCGCTCACTTTCGCAAACGCGGTCGAGTTGATTTTATCCTCGGCGACAACGTACTTGTCCAGCGTGAAAGCGCTAGCGCGACAACCAGCTTCGGCGCAGTGATTACTGAGATTGACCGTACTGGTTATATTACCGTAGAAAACAGCTACCGTACAGCACTTTGTCAAAAGGGCGAGCTGACTTTGGTTGAACGCCCGACTACGCTAGCTGAAGCCAAGCGATCCAAGTGGTACAAGGAAAATTCCGTCCGCCGCCAAGTTGATTGGGGTACAGTATGCAAGTAAGTCTGAAAGATCACGCGGCCAAGGTTTTGCCGTACTGGCCGCCTGGGGTAGAAAAGATCCGGGTGTCTAGCGGTGATTGGATGTTTGACATGGACAAAAACCGGCAAGTCGAAGCGAGTAGCTACGAGACGTCGCTAGCTTTCAGGCGGCTTGGTCCTTGCGCAAAAACCTTTGTTGGTCAATCATGTACTCGCGACGCGTACAGCGTAACGGTTGCAAGTTTGTACTTTCCAACGGAGCCGGCCAACCGCAAGCCACTTCCGGAGTTTATTGCCCCGGAAGGGTTACGCCTCAAGTTTGGTCTTGTTGACAAGCTGAAAGCGTTTGGTAGTTTTGTCTTATCGCTGTTTGATAAGCGTACTTGACTGGACAACCAGCTTTAGCCCGCGTACTCTGCGGGTTTTTTTATTGCATAAAATAGTGTACTTAGCTCGCCTTGACGCAGTACAATTAAGCACTACAGACACAAGAGGCATTAAAATGAAAAAGCTTGATGACGGCAGAGAACGCCGTGAAATGTCGCTGGGCGTTATTTACACTAACACCTACCGGCAGCCTATTGAGGTTTGCGTGCCGGAAGGCTACGCGCTGCAGATAAATCACAGTGGCTGGATGACAGCTGGTACTTACAACGTACCAGAAGGCGCACTGTTTACTGCGTCTTGTTGCGTTCATCCGTGGCCGACTCCGGTTCCGTTTTTTACTTTTGCGCCGGACATGGTGGACGGACCTTTGCCACTGCTGAGCAAGCCCTACTCTTTTGCCGAAGACCAAGCGCAGTTGGCAAGGGCCAAAGAAATTTTGTCCAAGCTAGACTTAACGCGGCTGCTCAACTTGTCAGCGCCAAGGGCAGCAGAGCCGTACCCACATGGTTCACCGCTAAACGAGGCTGTATTCTTTGCGCTTGATTCCTACGGCGTTGGCGACACTTTTGAAGACGGAGTACGTGCGCTAATCGCAGAGCGGCTGGCATACAAGAAAAAAGCTGACTTAATGGACAAGCTCCTCGGCTACATGGGTTCCAACGTCAAAGAGGGTTGGGACGAAGTCTGCCGAGTAGGCGCGGTTGCTTGCTACCTGTCGTACCCTGACGCACTTGACTACCTCGACGGCCTACCCGTCTGTAATGCCGGATTATCTCAGCGCGTGGAGAATTAGTTATGGCCAAGTTTAGAATGTTGGTCCTTCAGACAGACACCCATACCGCCTACCGCTTTCAGCGCAGAATTTGCTTTTTCTGGTTAAACTGCGGCCTTGACGGTAAACTGTATCACGCAGAACAGCTGTCCCGCGGAGGGCACTTGCAGCTCTTCTGTAAAGAACGCGCGGACGCGGTACTTAAAGAACTTTGTAGCAAGGGTAAGGTTCCTACGCCAAAATGGGAGGTAGTAAAGTGAGTATTGTGCGCAACAACCTAATGACTCGTCCAGGCTACACTCCGTACTGCGGTGACGCCAGCTGTATTCGCGGAATGCCTCGCTCCGATTGGAGCCATACGAAAGAGCAGTTTACCTGCGGTTGCGGTTGGGTGTCTACTTTTCCGGCCGACTTTATTGAAGGCTACAAGGCGTACCGCGAGACTTGGGACGAACCCAACTTGGCTAACCGCCAAGGCTACGGTAATGTAACGGCTGCGCTTGAGCAGCTCCGGCACGTGGTTGACCGCCCCAGAAGTCGGGACCTTAACCTTAGTCTGCTATCGCCAAACGAAGTAGTCGGTCTGGTAAACCATCCAGACGTCGTTATTGTTGACGACGTTGCTTCCTGTCGACCGACTGTTAATGTCGGAACTATTGGTCACGTAGATCATGGCAAGGCTACGCTTGCCACTTCCCTTGCAAAGCTTGTTGCTGCGAGCGGCTTAATGACTCCAAAAAACATTATTATAACACGCGCTGCTCTTCCGCCGTGTGAGTTTTCCCGGCTGATTAAACCTAAAGGTAAAGGCATCAGCCACGGCAAAGGCCAGCGCAAGGCAAATAGGCGCAATCGCTGGTCATAAAAAGCTGTACATGTAGCGCCTGCTATAGTACAATTAACATTCCACAGCAAGAGGATATACAATGAGCATGTACAGTGTCCCAACTTTTAAGCTGGGCGTAACGGTTCGAAAGAAAAGCGGTTCCCAGTGGGAAGGCAAAGTTGTAGGTACCTACTCGACTGACCTTACTCCAGAAGGCTATGCGGTTGAAAGCTCCACCCACGCAGGTAGCGTCCAGATTTATCCGGTTGGTGCGTTGGAACTCGTACCTGCCGACGGCCAAACTGCGCTTGCCCTCGACTAAGTAGGAATTTGATGTGATTACCGACACCGGAATTTCTGCAACCTTTATGGGAAAGCAGATTACTGTAGCAGCTTCTGAGATTTCTCATTTGGAGGCTGATAGTAAATACGTCTTTGTTTACTACATGAAAACAGCCAACAACGGCGCTGTATTCCCGACTCGGCTGCTGGTGTCGGAGTCAATCGCCCAAATTCTTGCCGCGTTTCCTGGCCTATTTGTCCGAACCCATCGAGCTCATGCTGTCGCGTTAGCCAAGTTGACTTGCTTTGTCAAGCAGCTCGACCGAATCTACGCAGCAGTAGAAGGTTCTAACCGCTGGGTGCCCGTGAGTCGTCGAATGTATTCCAGCATACGCCATTTGTCGGAGATGTTGAAATGAAAGTCATCAAAAACGATCCTAACGGCTGGATGGTGTACGTTGCGCGAGTTCGCGAGCTTCTTGGCGATGCCTTTGACGAGTCGAGTCATCGTCATATTATGACAACCGGCTATATTCGAAGCCTTAGTCCCGAAGCTTACGTTCAGCGTCTTCGCAAAAAGGCAACCGCTGAGTGGCGCAGCTGGGTAAAAGACGAGCACGGTGGTTGGCGTAAGTGGGCAATTGCCAAAGTCAGTAACAACCCCCGAATCCGCAAGAGACTCCCTCGCATTACTGCAAAGGCAAAGTTGCTTGCTGGTGTAACCTCCGACGAACTAGTTAAGTGGTGAACACATGCAAAAAAGTAATAAAGGCTCAGCGTTAGCATTGGCGCTGTCTATGGCTTCGGGCCTTGGGCTCAACGGCCAAATTGCTCGAGCAATCCTTGGCAAGCCAATGAAGCCAATGCGCAAACCCCGTGGCAGCGGCGTACAGACCGAGCACGATATTGCTCGCCTGGACGCCGCCAAAGCCAAACGCCTGAGGCGCAAGGTGCGCAATGAAAGCCATTTATAAGGTTGGAGTCGTTGCTGCTGGCCTTCTATACGCGGCAGGTTTGATCATCTGTCTCATTGCGTTTGGTCTTGCGGTCCGTAGCGTAATTGCTACCACCCAAGAGCAAATCCGTTACGACACTTTCCAGCAGTCGAGCGCTCACATTAAGGGCACAATTAACGACTTGCGCGGGTTGCAGTCGACGTATTTGGTCGCAGAACCGGAGCAGAAGCCAATGCTGCGTGCCATTATTGTCAAGCGAGCGGACGACACCGACTCGGCTAAAACGCCGGACGATCTTGCCTTCTTTATTGATGATATGCGCCGCAAAGCGCAGTCACCTTTGTACGTCGACGAAGAGTAAACGATAGGCAATAAAAAGCCCGCTTGACTGCGGGCTTTTTGTTAGCTGTAATTTACTTAATGCGTTTCCAGCGCGTGCCAGCGCCAGTTACTTTCACTTGATGATGCTCTTCGCCAATTTGGATCACAACACCGAACGGACGCTTAGTGGTTTTGACCAGTGTCCAGCCTTCTGGAAACTCTTTAGCAATCCGAGCGCCGTACTCGTTGACGTCTTCATATTCTTTCTCGTCCTGCCAGCGACCCCACAAGCTGCCCAGCAGGTCGAGGTTGCCGCGTACAAACTTGCCTACAGCTTCGTGATTTACGTTAGTCATTTGATTATTCCTTGTGGTTGTTTGCTTGTGTGTGATTATTATATCAACACACTAAAGGGCTGTATACCTTTATTTTCAACTTTTTGAAAATAACTTTCTACCTAGTCACAAAAAATAGTTTTACTTTTGCTTCCGAGTAGTATACGGCCGGAACTTAAGGGCCTACAATGCCTTCAGCCCCCGCTAACTATAAGGAGCTACAAATGTCAACACTTCCAGCTATAACAGTCGATGCGTCTTGGACGCTGGTCTACAACGGTACAGTGAGCGGGTCCTTTAGCGGGGGCATTCAGGCGCAAGGTCAGCCAGCTGTCATGCGTTGCACTGCAGGTCCTGCTCCGGCTGCCGACGTCTTTACCGGCTTTGTTCTCGGTATTCCTGCTATTCCTATTTCGGTTCCGGCCAACGAGTCCGTCTGGGTTCGTACTTCGTACGGCACCGCAACCATCGTAATGGGCTAAGGAGTAGCGTATGCCAAATGGTAACCTGTACCAGAACATGGGTGGCGGTAGCGTATTCGTTGCCGGCCCTTACCCAAACTACTTCGGTAAAACCTACGGCGGCATTGGCCCAGGTCAGCTGAGCGTAGAGCCAGCTAACTCGAAAGCCGGTGCCCTCAACATGCGCAACACCTACCAAGCGGCTCATCCTGCCTGGGAGCAGACCTACAAAGCGTCTAACACCGCCGGCGTATTTCTTACCTGGAAAGAAGTGGTCAACGGCATCGAAACGGTTCAGCTTCTTGGGCAGCAGCTGATACTTGACGCAACCGACGGTCAGTATGTTTGGATGGATGCTGCGAGCGCGACCGGTGTGCAAGGTCCTGCCGGCATTGAGCTCGTAAACTTTAACGAGATTAGCGACAACCAGATTCCTGTGCTGTTCCACCTCCCAGGTGACAACCAGGGAAAGCAGGTAGCTCGCGACTCGGGGTTTAGCCTGATCGATAACAGCCTCGTGAGCATGCACGAGATTGCAATCAACAACGCCGACGGCTTGACAATGGGTGTGACTCGCGTCGCTCCACTGGGCAACGACATCGTCCTGGTAAACGACACTTCGGGAGAAGCCGCAAGCATTGTCAGCGTAAAGTTTGACGCGCAAGGCTCCGCTAAACCTGGCTACACGATGTTCGGCCAGTACCAGTCCTGGAATTTTCCAAACGACGCGTCGGCCGTGTCGGCTGGCAACCCACTACGGTTCAGGCTTTGGCACCCAGTATCTGCAACCATCAATGGCCTTGCTGTAAAGATTCCGTCAGATGTTGACTCTGTTGAGGTACCTGGTTGTGCCTTCCGTCTGCGGCTGAATGATGCAAACAGCGGGATTATTATCTACGACAGCTACCTGGCAAGCGGCGGCGAGACCTTTACTATGCCGGCAAACACCGGTCCAGATCCTCTGGACTACAGTCTTTTGATGGTCGGAGCGTTCTCTGTACCAGCCATGCAGACCGTCTTCTGCGAGGTGTTTTCCACCAAGGAATTCGAAGAGCTGGTGATTCGTCTTGCCGGCCAGATAATGATGACGCCTGACGGAGAGATGTTTGTCCCTGCGATTACTGCATCGGGCTTTGAGACTTCCTGGCAAGCAATTGGCGGTGGCTCAGGCGGCGTCCAGTCGGTAACCGGCGACACAGTGGACAACACCGACCCGGCTAATCCTGTAGTGGTTGCTCCACGCTACCGAGACGGTAAGGGCATTTTGTTTGAAGCTAACGGCACCGGCGACTGCCGAATTAGCAACACTGGAGTAGTTAGCCTTGTTGCTGGTCAAGGCATGCAAGTTGTGCCAAATCCTGACGACCCAACCGAAGTCACGCTGGCCAGCACTGGTGTTGTCGAAGTAGTAGCAGGTTCAGGCGTTACGGTGGATAGCTCCGATCCAGCTCGACCAGTTGTCAACGCTGCTGGCCTGCAGTCTGTGCGCCCAGGTCCTGGCATTGCAATAAATCAAATTGACCCGCTGAACCCAATCATCATTGCCCTAGCCGGACGGGTGGTAGTGGCTGGCGACGGAATTGAGGTTGACACTACTACGGTAGAAGGCGAGTGCAAGGTCATAAACGCAGGCGTACGCTCGCTGCAAACCGGTCCCGGTATTGAGATCGATACCACTGACCCACGCCGCCCAAAGATTAGCGCACCTGGAGCAAGTCGCTCTGCTGCAGTGGCAACTCTTTGGGTGGATACTAACCCTGGGCCTGTTCCAGCGGTAAGCGGTCAGGTCGGGTTGACTTGGACAGAGTCCGGCGATCACCTTGCTGCGATGGGGTTGTCGATAGACGCCGGCAAGGGCAATATCGTCAACAACTCGGCGTCAGCAGTTACCTTACTAGTGTCAACTTCAATGCGTATTGATGCTCAGGCGCAAGATACCAAGACAGTTGCACTGACCGTAGGTACCTCTGGCGTGGGTGCAGGTGTAATGGTTGAGCCGATGAAAACGTCCACAACGGCGCTTCGTCAAGGCCTCAACCTCTGGACAGGAACAGGGCTAATCGTGTTGGCACCAGGTGGCTCGTTTAGCGCCAACTTGTGGAACTACTCCGGCTACCCCATCAACCTAGAGATTACTCCCTTCAACTTTACTTGGATGCAGATAACCAAGCTCGGTTGATCTTCTACCTTTAAGGGGCCTTCGGGCCTCTTTTTTTTTCTTTAAATAAAGGTGTACAGTCCTTTATTACAGGTGTACAATAGCTCATCAACCAAACAAAGCAAGGAACATAACATGAACAACTACGTAGCCCTGACCAACGCTGAATGGGCTGAGCTGAGCGGTCTGGAAAGCCAGTACGCCTACGCCAAAAAGGGTTCTGTTAAAATGGCCCTTGCTGCCAAAATGAAAGCTGTCTACGCTCGTGCCGAAGCACGTCAAGCGGCCTAATCAATAAAATAAAAGTGTACAGCTGCGTCCTACACGCGCATAATGAATGCTTAACTAACCATAAGGCAAGCAACATGGCTCGCACGTTCCGCAATCCCGTAGCTAAGTTTATGAACCAAAGCAACCGACCGTCCACTGAAGAGGATCGGTCCAAGTTTCGTCGTAACCAGCGCAAAGCTGCACGCGAGCAGGCCGAGCTGGCTGAAGGCTGGACCGAATTTTACGCACCAACCAACCAAACGGAGCAATAACATGCGCGCACTAAAAGTAGCAGCATTTGCATTGGCGGCTTTTGCGAGCACGGCAAACGCAGAAAGAGTTGTCTTTACCCATGCGGTAACCGCTGCTAACGGTGACGAGCACTACTTTCGTGTCGTTGAAAAAACAAAAAACGGCCTTATTGTGGTTGACCGTATCACCGACGCAGTAACGGGTCAGCCCGTGTTAACTGCACGGTCGTTTTACGACTGCGTTAACTTCACAATTAGGAGTGTAGTGCCGGAAGGCTCAATTTCGAAAGAGCTGTTGGACAAGCACTTTGGTCCTCGCGACATTATTGCAGGAACAGTTGGCGATGTAACTCATCAGGCTGTGTGCAAGAATTACAAAAAGTAGTTAATCAATAAAACAACGGAGCACCACCATGAAGCTGCAACTAACAGTTGATACTCCTGCTGCCATCTTTGCAATGGTGCAGGCTTTGAGCGGTCGCGACATTAACGACGTAAAAGTTGTTGAAGTCATTAAGATTAGCGAAGAGCAAGCAAAAAAGGCAGGTGTGCAGCCAGCTTTTCTTCGCGAGTGCTTCGTCAACTACGTAAACAGTGAACGCGCAAAGGAGACCTCTCATGAGTAAGGCCTACGAGCTGTCGCTCTCCAAAAACTATGTGTCCGGTTGGTCTGCTGTCGACGCGATTAAAGAGCTGTTGCAAAACGCGATCGATTCCGATTCTCCGTTTGAGCACCGCATTGTGGGCGAGCGACTTGAAATTATCAGCCGCTTTGCCAGCCTAAGCGCTCGCACTCTTGTTCTCGGCGAAACGTCAAAAGCCGAGCGCAAAGATGCAATTGGCCAGCACGGCGAGGGCTTCAAGTTAGCCTTGTTGGTTCTGCTGCGCGAAGGCTACGAAGTTCGAGTCCGAAACAACGGAGTGCAGTGGTTCCCTTACTTTGACTTGAGCAAGTCGTTTGGGGTGGAAGTTCTTCACATTGAAGAGACTGAGTTGGCTTGTACCGGTCTTGAGTTTGTTATTGACGGCATCTCTGACGAAACAATGCAAGAAGTCCGGCAGAGCTGTTTGCTGCTGCAAGACTCTGACCCTGCCGCCGAAGTTCTCGAAGTTAAGCAAGGCTTTATTTTGGCCGAGCACCCGGGCAAACTGTACGTTGGAGGTTTGTACATCTGCGACACCAACATGAAGTTTGGCTATAACGTGCGGCCTGCTTACCTTAAACTTGAACGCGATCGCAAAACAGTCAGCTCGTTTGACTTGGCGTGGCTCACAAAAGACATGTGGGTGGCTACCGGCGAGTTTACTCGAATTGCCAAGATGATTACCGACAGTGTTCCCGACGTTGAGTATGTCGAGCACAACTGTCCTGAAATGCTAAAGCAAGCGGTGTACGACCAATTTACCGAAAATAACCCGGGCGGCATTGTTGCCAAAGACCCTGACCACCTCCGTGACCTTGTTGCAAAGGGTATGGAAAAGGTTGTCTACGTGAACAAGCAAACGCATAACATTGTATCACGTTCTTCGCACTACGCGCCTACTCTTGCAACAATTGCCAAGGCAGAAGCACCAGAAGTTATACTGTCTGTATGGTATGAGGAGAACAAAAAGTACTTGCGGCGTCTTCCGCAGACGCGCCTCAAGAAGATTCTGGAAGACGCAAAAAAGTGGAAGACTCGTTAACAAAACAAGTTTGGGCTTCCATTCTGCGCCGTAGCTAAGCTTTGCCCTAGGCCTCGCGTATTTGTATAGGCCTAGGGCAAAGTCTCGTGTAGAGCGCCGTAGGAGACCACGTTAATCCGATAGGGCAAGGAAAAGCTATGCAAAATCACACAACTGTCAGTAAAAAGCCGTACGACCTCCAGGCGCACATTGGCTTTAACGGTCAAGTCCCATTGCATCGGCTGGCCTGGACACCGGAGGCTGGGCCTACTGGCTGGAGCGAAAGTATCTCCAACCAGATGGCAAAGGCCGAGAACCTTGCACGACGGTTCAACTCGCCAGCTGTAATAATTGCCGGCCCCGGCTATACGGTAAAGGCAGTTTTGGAAAGCCTTGCACCTCGCAACGCAAATGTCCTGGAGACAGTTACTCCTCCAAGTTGGAAGCCCCGCGAGACCAACTAGGCTAAAAGAGCTTTACTTCCCGACTGATACGCGCTAGGATCGTCACATCCCCTAGCGTGTATTGGTCTCTTTTATGCAAGTCCCTCCTGACTTTGAAGTGTCGCCAGATAAGGCCCGAAAAGAAATCTTGACGGAGCTATGGGTCACTTATATCGATCGAGAGACCCCTCCCGCCGTAAAAGTAGCTGCGCTGGATAAGATAGCAAAAATCCAAAGCGCCTACGCACCGATAAAAGTAGAAGCCGCAAAGCCAAAGTTTATGTCGCTTGCTGACTTTTACGCGACAGCACAGACGCCTTCTGCCCCTGAAGAAGAGGCGGGAACCGACGTATGACTGTTCAAATGAACCCAGAGCTTCGCGACGTTTGGTTTAATCCTGCCCGCATAAAACTGGTTTACGGTGGGCGAGCTAGCTCCAAGTCCTACGACTTCGCAACTGCAATTTCCTACATGGGCTCAGTCATGAAGCTCAAAGTGGTAGTTGCTCGACAGTTCCAAAACTCCATTGCGCAGTCCGCGAAGTCGCTGATTGAAAGTCGGATCGAAGCACTTGGCCTTTCCGATCGCTACGACTTTCAGCGCACAATCACGCTTGACACCTTTACAGGAACCGAGTACTTTTACTTTGGTATTGCGCGCAATATCACCGAGCTCAAGTCGTTAGACAACGTTGACATATTGGTTATTGAGGAAGCCGGCAAGCTTACCAAAGAGCAGTGGGAGATTATCGAGCCTACCATTCGTAAAGAAGGCTCGGAGATTTGGCTGGTATTTAACCCTGATCTTGCTACCGACTTTGTGTGGAGTCTGGTACTAAACCCTCCAGCAAATACCATTGTCAAGTCGATTAACTACGACAAAAACCCGTTCCTCAGTAACACAATGAAGGCTACAATCGAAGACGCCAAAGTGCGTATGCCGGCTGACGACTTTGGGCACATTTACCTGGGTGTTCCTCGAACAAACGATCAGTTGTCGTTTATTAAGGCCACCTGGCTTCGCGCGTGCATTGACTTCCACATTGAGTACGATCGGCCGGGCATTTTGGACGGCCCGACGCGGCTTGGCTTTGACGTTGCGGACGCAGGTGAAGACACCTCCGCTCTAGCCGAGTGTCGTGGTGGATTCCTTGCCTCGCTGGAAGAATGGAGTAGCTCGGAGGATCAGCTTCTACAGTCCGTTGCCCTTGCCTATCACCGAGCGCTTGAGCTTGATGCTACTTTGGTTCCAGACGTAATCGGTATTGGTGCGTCGGCAATTCCAAAGATCAAGGAAATGAACGACGCTCGCGAGATGGAAGGCCTTCCTCCTGTAGAGTACGGAAGATTCCACGCAGGCGAAGCGCCTTCCGACAATAACTATATGGACACAACCTGTCAGGAGTTTTTTACCAACCTGAAGGGCGAAGGCTGGGGGTTGCTAAGCGACCGAGCGCGTAACACCTTTGTACTGAAGACGGCAATTGACGCTGGAAAGGAAGGTGACGAGCTTCCGGTTTTTGAGGATCATGAGCTGATGAGTCTAAGCAGTGAGCTTGACTGCCTAGAGAAGCTTATCTTTGAGCTTAGCACTCCGCGCAAGGTAGTTGCTCTCGACGGTCGGATTATGTGCGAGAAGAAGTCGGACCTCAAAAAGCGGGGCATTGCCTCTCCCAACTTGGCAGACGCTGCAATTATTGCCTATTACCCTGACAACTCCGCGCAAGGATTCTTCGACTAGTCCTGTGGTCTCCAGAATCGCGTTATGCCAACCAATAGCGCTTTCCTGGTTGTGTCCTGTCTGAGCCTAAAAATTGCAGTTAAAACAAAGCCCCGTGAGGGGCCTTGTTTTTGTTGCTATACCAGCAAGTGCGTTAGCGATATTGGTCGAGCGTGCATGAAAGACTTTCCTTCAAACAGCTGGTACGCTACAGCACCTCCCGCGCGAGCCCTGTGCCAGCTAAACTCAATTGCTTTTTCGTGAGTCGCCTGCAGTGAGAGACCGCGTGGAATAATCGCAATATCCACCAGCAAAACTTCCAGCCCAGTTACAAGATCCTTTCGGAAGTAGCGTGCGAATATCATTTGATTATTCCTTGTTACCAGCCAGCGTTATTGCTTGCTGGTAGGATCATTATGCCCCACCAACAAGCAGCCGTACACTAGTTTTTGAAAATAAACGTATGGAGAGTCTTGCCTGCAATGATTGCGTTTTCTTCCAAAAACTCATCAACGTCCGACTCTTCGTCGCACTCATCAAACTCCGCAACGCACTCAGCACGCGTCATCTCAATCCATTCCAGTTCTAGCGTGTAGCGATCACGTGGAAACGGAGAAATATCGGGGCACTGCTCTTCGAGCTCGTCAAGGTGGGCGTTGATTAGTACGAGCGCTTCGTCAGAAAGTTTCATTTGGTTGTTCCTTTGTCGGTGTGCAGCCATTGTAACAAGGTAAGGGGCTCTTGCGAACCCCTTGTTTTGACTATTTACTCAACTATTGCAGGTCTTACTTTTGTTACATAGTAGCTGGTGTCATCGCCGTGCGCAACGTGACGCCACTCGTCGAGCTTGATCCAAGTCAAGGTAGCATTTTTACAAAGCTCCTTGCCTTCGTCAGACGCCACATCAACTTCGCTACCTGCCGCAATGCAGCTGTGCATATCAAACAGACAGTCGGCTTGCGCCAGCTCAAGAGTCTCAAAACCGACAGACCACATTTCTGGTTGCTTGTCATCTTTGTTGACTTCCACCACAGTGAACATTGCTTCTATCATTTGGTTGTTCCTTGTTATCAGCCAGCTTAATTACTTGCTGATACGATCATTCTATCAAAGCAGTTAGGGGTTGTACACCGCTATTTTAGCCATGTTGTCGACTACTAATACGCGATGCGCATACGCGTACCACAACCAGGCTAAAGAGTAAACCTTTATTTTACAAACTATTTTTTGGTTCTTCTGAAAATAGTTGTGTACGCCACTGTGGCCTGCTGACATAATGGGCTCATCAACCAAGCAATACAAACAAGCTGGTTGGTAAGAAAAAAAGTTGAAAATAAACGTGTACAGCAACAAAAACTACTGACATAATGAACACATCAACAAGCAACAAGGCTTGTTGAAAACCAAGACAAAACAAACGAGGATACACTACAATGGCACTTAATAAAACCCAACTGATCGTTGCAATCTCCGCTCTGACTTCCGACTACTCGGAAAACGATCTGAAAGCAATGAAAGTTACTGAGCTGGCTGACCTGCTGAAAGACGTTAAAACCGAGCTGGCCAACGCTGAGCCTGAAGTTGATGCTGCTGGCCAGATCGTTATTCCTGAGCAAGTGGTTGTTGCTGAAGTTGAAGTGGCGGCTAAGCCGGCTAAGGTTGCCAAAGAAAAAGCAGAACGTGGTCCAACCAAGCGCGACGCACTGTTCGCAGTGTTTGACAAGGTTCATGCTGCTGGCGAGACCAATTTCAAAGAAGCTGCGATGCTGGAATCGCCTGAGTCGTCTGCTGGCGTTGTTTCGAGCTACCTCTGCTACTGGCGC